TCGGATCAGCCCAGTTATAGGCAACGATTCCAGCGTCCTCTTTTACCGTCTGAATTCCGCCATCAATCGTTTTCTCCACAACAACAACAATCTTATCTTTGGAGATGGGAGCAACTCTTTTTGCACCCTTTAATCCGTCAAGCTCTTTTTTCAGCTCTCGCATGGTTACCACGTAGTCTTTTATTATCTTATCTCGTGAGACTACTGTCGTTTCAGCCAAGCCTAGCTGTTGATTCATTTTTTGAAGCTCCGATTTTGAGCCAGACAATGCGCCAGCCTGATCCTCAATAGTAGCTTGTGCATCTAATAACTTGCGCCACATATTGTACCCTAGTGCACTCATGGCTAAAAAGGCTACAATCGCAACTGCTGCAATTATACTAGTAACTGGAACTGTCTTTACTTGATCCTTCATACTAAGATCAAGAAAAATTGTCAAGAAATCAATTTTTCATTGCGAGCGTATTTGATTGCTGCAAAATATCTGTCTCCACCACGTAGAGATGCCATCTTTTTCGAGGAGCCAGTCTGATAGGCGTGACGCTCTGCCGCCGCAACAATATCGTTTTTAGAAGCAGCTCCGTCCTGGACCAACCGAGCGATCTCTTCTTCAGATCGGACAACCTCATCTCCAGCATCCGTTTCAACCAAGAGACCTAATGGACCCTCTGGTTCCTCTTTGAATACAATGTCAGTTCCTTTGGAATCCTGTAGCTTGTCACTCAGATCTCCCAATGTAGTCGCGGTGCGTAGCAACAGATCGTCAACTGTAGATGCTGCGGCATGCAGGCCTGCCCTGTCAAGCTCAGTGGCGAGCGCCGCAATACGATCAGTAATACCTTCAAATTTCTTCATATTTTCTCCGCTCATTGCAAAATTCCATGAAGGGTTGCGAGCTCTCTGGCCTTGTTATATTTTGTTGAAAAGTCTGCTGCCTTTAGTGCGCTCAGTGAATTAGACAGTGTTGCATCAGCGAGTGTCTTTGTTACTGCTGCGACAACTTCGTCAATTGTGACCTTATGCTGTCTGATTGCCTGGTCTAGGTCTGTGTTTCGCTTGAATGTGATCTGCATATCTCCCTCTATCTCTACTGTCAAACCAGGAGAGAGTTTTTTAATTGTGGCAGCAATGGGAGCATCTGGAGTGATATCAGAATCATATCGACGCCGCGCTCTTTCGCGATATCCTTCTATTTTTTTCCGCAGGCTGTCGATTATGCCCGCAGTTGCAGTTATCATATGTGCGTCCAGCTGGTCTGCAGAGCCAATGAGGCCAGAGCTATCCAGAAGACTTGACCGCCGTGTCAACTCTTTAACCAATTTGGATGCAGAGGCCTCCTTCATTGCGTCTTGAACTTCTTTTGAAATTAGTTTTGAAAACTCTTTAGACGAGACCTCATCTAGAGCGCCATCATCGGCACTATCTTCCATCTTCTCAAGCTTGTCGTAATAATCAGGATCTTCTCGTAGATGATCCAGGGCAATCATCGCAGTATCGGATGGATCTTTTTTGGTCAGCAAAAAATGTTCAAGTTCGACCGCCATGCCTTTTTGCAGGGCCCTGGCTGAAAATCCTTCTTTGTCAAAGTCTATCTTCATTCTGTTGGCCAGCGTCACAACCTCTGGTAGTGAAAACGGAGCCTCAATGTCTGAGTCTTTTGTCATTACGTTTCCTTAGACAGTCAATATGTCTGCAAAAATTAGCCAATCAGTATCTCCGCCTGGGCTTTCAGGTCCATCAACCTGAATAAGTATAGTTGTGCTAGAAGTAGTTACGGTAAGAATGCTACCGGCGACAGGCCACCCCGCCAGGGTCGTATCCGAGTCCGCAGCGAATTCTGTTTTCTCTACCGTGAGCACCCCCGCTTTATTTATTGCTCTTACAGTGCCAGTTAGTACAGCATTATCATTGCTGCCAGCCGTTGATCTTGCAACCAACCGGTAATTGATGTGGTATGCCCTGTTTGACGAAGTAGATATCGACATAATTGTTGTTGTAGTGTCATTAGTCGTGGTCAGAGTGGCGGAGACACTCCGCGATACATTGCCAAGTAAGGCCATTCCTATTGATCCGGCCTCAGATCTAAAGAATCCGGTGTTTGTTTCCGCCGAAAATCCATGAGATGGCGCAGAAGAACTGCCAGATGAAACCAAAACCGGAACAGTAGTGGTGAGAGAGTTTGCGTCGACATGCGCGCGCTTGACACCGAGAGTCGAGATCGCCATTTGGTCGGCAGCAGATCGATACAACCCAGAGGTAATATCGGGGAAAAAGCCATAAGCTGGAAAGCTCTCCGTGCCTTCTGCGAGTTTTATGTTTGCTACGCCATTCGTCATACTTCCAAGATTAAGAGTAGTCAAATACTCTTTGTCTATGACAGCAACTGTGTACCCATCGGCGGACACAATCATACCTCCGGGGCTGCTCGACAGCCCTGACCCTGAATTACCAACAAACGAATAGGCCGGCAAAGCGCCCGTCCCTGTTCCTAGCAACAGCTGCGCCAACGAACTAGTTGCTCCCAGAATCATTTGAGACTTTCCTGCAATTGAGTCATATGTGAATTCGGCAATCTTTTTAACATGACCAGCAGAGGCATGGAAACGATCAACCCACGCTGAATTATTTTGCGGTCCGTTTCCGTCTATCGCCCCAACGGAAACGGTCGCGATGTTTGATGCAGTGGCATAATTTGACATTATCATCAACTCTGGGCCAAGCGCAGCAATTGCAAGATCATCAGTCGTCTCAATAGAGACACCATATCCGTCATCAACAGCGGTTGTACCAAGTGTTATTCTTCCCCATACCGAAAGGGCACTGAGCGATGGATTCATCGAGGCAGAACTGTACAGATTTGACGAATATTTATTTTTGACGTTAATCGTATCTTCTTGAATCTCGACACTTGCCCATGGGCTACTGTTTTTCCCTAACAACCCCAGAAAGTTCGATGCCAAATAGACCGTGCCAGCATACACTGGACCTGGGCGCGCAGATAGAACCAATGTAGTGTCCGATTCTAGAAAGCCACTGTGCTCGTTAAAAGAAAATCCAAAACCAGAATATCCATCAGGAAAAGAAGAAAGTCTGACGCCATATCCATCAAAAGAAAGCAGCTCAAGCACAGAGCTTGCCGATGAGCCCGTGCTTTCATTGGCAACAATAATTTTTGTCGGTGCATTCTGAGGTCGGCTTAGTGACAGGCGGCCATCTCCAAAAACATGAACATATCCATCATAAGACAGCGTGTCAGCATCTACCCAATAAGGTAGTGTGTTTGCCTGCCCAGTCGCGCCAGACGTTATGTCGGTAATGCGCCCGTACCCATCGATAGTTATCTCTGCAAACGGATACACTCCAGCAGTAGCTGCATTCACACTAGAAGAAACATTTGTAATTCTGCCATATCCATCTACAGAGACCCCTGACGACGGATATACGCCGGCAACAACTCCGCTATGACCAAGTTCGATGGTGTACGTTGAATCCGCGCCACTGTCAATGCCAACAAGTCCGGTCCCAATAGAAAAAATCCTCTCGTTACTTAGAGAGATCGATCCACCTAAAACAAGATATGAGGCTGCCTCTGGGGCAAAGCCAGCAACAACTCCTTCAAGTACACCGATCCTGTCGCTGACAGTAGTAGATGTTCCTCCGCTGGGATTTGGGCCCAGCTCGGTCTCTATTGCAACAATTGCATCTCGAAGAGTGTTGACGTTAGAGCCCAATATGGGAGTAACGCCATCGACAACATATGGAAGTGTGCCAGTCGTGTCAATGTTAGAAGGATATTGTGTTGCCATAGTATTTCTCTCAAATCAAATTGACTGGAAATTTGTATATTTCTTCTGTCACGTTAAGACGCTTCATTGTTATATGTTGTGCTCCATCCTTTCCTAGGTTTATCTTATTACGCCTGACCGTAAGAACCTCATATCGAAACTCTTCCGCATAGATTTTTGATTCAAAATCAAAAGTATACCGAATCAAAATGTCTCGATCCCGTATAGTCGGAATTGCGGGTAGCCATGCAGAGATGTCTGTTTTCTCTAGGGAAAAACCTCGAGTGTCGATAAGATCTACTTCGTCTGCATATGGAGTTACTCTCATTTGCACAAACCCATTGGAGTTTGCCTCAGATGGGCGAATCAATCTTGTATTGATGAAGCGGTCATACCCACCTTCGAAAGAAGTGCTAAAACAAAGTGCACATCTTCCGTCAGGATGTTCATTTCGATGAGATGTACGTGGGCAAGTCTTTCCTGTCCATTTCCTTCTAAGCAAAACAAATGGCTCACCAGTGACGCCCAATAGGAGTTCCTGTCTTGCAAGATTTCCTTCGAATATGTCGATACCACCGGCCTGCCCTAGCATACTGTTGCCATGGTAGCTTCCAGTGCCATGAACGGTGTTGGGAGCGCAATAAGCTCCGCCTAGAAACTGAGAGGGGTCATTGTTTCGCAATCCACAGTAATTGTATGGATCTGCAGCCGCAGCATCAGTAATGACATTATCGTGATTCTCGTTGAAATCCGCAATAGGGATGTGTCGATAACCATCGTTATCTTGAAGATATAGATTTTCGAAATAGCCGTCCACAAAAGGAATTGGAATTGCGCCAACACCAGTGGAATCCCAACTGGTCGTCATCCTCCAAAAATAAGGGTTTTGCTCTTCAACTCCTCGAAACATCTCTATAGATGTTCCGGCCGGCAAATCTTCAGACCTTCCAATACCAAATACATCTCTTCCGCTAAGAACAAACGATGTGGCCGTTTTAGATGAATACCTTACGACCTCTCGGCCAATGACGAGCAGACCTGAATTGGGGTAGCCCGCTGTAGAGCCAACATCTATTGTCGACAGAGCGGCTGCGATCAAATCGGCCGTCAGCTGCGTTTTGGTTGGGTAGCGTGTCGCACCAGACACAGTCTGCATGCCCTCTGTAGCGAAGTCAGCCAGAAAATAGGAGGCTCTGACGCCGAAAGAGTACCCTGCGTCAGGTCGGAAGCCAGAGAGCCTCACAGGCGATCCTGCTGCGAACGAGTGCGGTGGCCCGGAATAAAGCTGATATGTCGACGAAGAGGTATATACGTTATAGTATGGTTCGCTGAAGCCATCAGGAGCAGTGGCAAAATCCCAAAAAAGATTTACACTATATCCATCGCCCAAGTCCTCGACTCTCTCTAGGCCGATATGCCTTTGATCGATCCATGCTGGTTTTGTCAGCCCACAAGAAGGAATTGCTGTCACTATGTTTGCTTGGGCTTCTCCGCCCTTCCAAAGAAATAACAACTCCCTGTCAGGAAAAAAATCTGGCAAAAGAGCTGTCCCTTCAAGTCCTTGGACTATATTTAACAGAGACATTGTGCCTGTGAGTGGGCCAACGCCTAAGACATAACCGTCATACGAGAAGATGTTGCCAGCTTCTGTTGTCAGCTTTCCCGCAGGAGGGTACCCCGGCTCTAGACCTACCATCATCTCTGTGTCGCCTAATGAAAAGCTATTCGCAAGTTGAAGCTCAAGAGGAAATAGATAAACTCCTGGAGCAACCTCTGTCAATCCATTTGGCCCAGAGATCGCCCCATTGGATGCAGTAACTTTGTAGGCCCAATTGTTACCAGTTTGCCAGTCGATGTCAAAAATAGTATTTGGAATATCGACTTCAGTGTCGAACACAATAAAGTAAGGAACAGGATCAGGGGTGGTGGGCCCGGCGTATATGAAATACGATACAGTTAGGCCTGCGGCAGATGGTAGAGCAGTAGTTATTGACAAATGTATAGAACCGTCTGCTATATTCTCTCTAGCAGACCGGAGTCCTGGCAAATTTTGATCTGTCCATACGGGTGCCAGCATTATCGCCTCATTGTATCAAAAGAAAAACCTTTTTCTTACTTGCTCTCTCTTCGCCCTTGATACTGTGAAAATCTAATAGGTCTTCTACGTACTTCTCGGCCCTAGCATTTCCATAAAATTCACGCATAAACCGGACCTGAAAACAAAATGCCTCCACCTCTGTCAGCATATCAAGGTATCTCATCTTACCATCAGGAATCAGATCGTAAGGGTCATCAGTATGCTGTTGAAGCCAGTGGCAAAGCTCATGAACGATATAATGCAGCTCATTGGCGAATGATCCATCTTCAAGGAAAGCCTCGTTTATGAAGATAACCTCGTCTCTGGTCTTTGCACTAACAGGTATGTTGCCAAATCGAATATCGACATCGTGAATTTTGTCGATGTCGACATTGTAGCGGGAGAACATCGCCCCCACTACTTTTGATTTCGCAAGAAAGTCGACAATCATGTCGACAATCTCTTGTTTTAGGCGCTCTGATTTTCGCATTTCTGCTCTCGCTTGCGAATACTGGAACGAATTTTGATTAACTCGTTCGCCAGTGCCTCATTTTCTGAACTAGTTTGATCTGGCAGATCGCAAGACCCCAGCACCTCGGCCTGTTCAATCAACTTGCGAAGTTTTTCCCTTCTGACCTTGCGGCCATTCGTAGCAGACTCTTCACTCATGCGTATCTCCGGGTCAGCGCTTTTTGGACAAGCTCTGTGCTAGTTTTTCAATAGCTAGGCGAACAGATTCCGCCATTGCATTGTAGTCTTCGTTCAATGACTTAATATCTTCGATTCGTCTCTCTGACATATCTGTTATAAGTTTGATGTGTGTGTCATTCATGTCGTGCAGGCGACCTGAGGTCTCTTTCAGTCTTCCCTCAAGATCATCCTCAATTTCATCAATTCTGACGTCATGTGCTTTTCGGAGCTCCGCCAATTCTGCAGAGTGAGCAATGCGCAGGTCTTGAAGCTCTTTTTCAAGAGATTCTCTCACTGTTTTTATGTCTGCTGCATGTTGAGCTGCGACAGTCTTGCTATCTTCTGCAACTGCATCTTTTTTGGTCAGCATTCTGTACGCAAGATAAATAGAGATAGCCCAGCCGGCCGCCAGGATACCTTTCTCTGCAGAAATTAACTGAAGGAAGAAGTCAAGTATCTCCATTAGGTTGCTACTCCAACACCAGTTAATGTGCCAGTGCCACCGATAGTTATGCTGTATGGGTTAACAAAGAATTCATGTGTGCCGACTGCGAGAGGAAGTGGCACGGCGTCTACCTCTGCATTAAAGACAACTGTCAATGCACTGCCTGTTGGGGCAGTCAAAATAACAGAGGCGATTGTCCGATTAAACGTGATGACATCGCCACTGACTCCAGAGAAGTGCAAGAAAGATCGGCCAGTTGTAGTTATAGCAGCCATTGGTTAACCTCAGAAAACTCCGAATACACGGATATTACGAACTTTTCGGTAAGCTGGGTTTGCAACCGCAAGCTGACCGGCACCCATTCCCAAGGGAGCTGGGCGGTGGTTGCGCTTAGCCTCTTTAATCTTTGCTCTATACTCAGTATATAGCTGACCAAGAATGCCACTTAGCGCACTGCTGACACTAGCAGGAGTAATATTGATCCCATCATCGGTCGCAACCCATTCTCTTCCTGTTTCAGCAGGAATAATTGAAGGAAGTGCCTTTAAGTACGCGCCTTCAACAATGATGTCAGAGAACGTGGTGTAGATTGGGACATCACTAAAGAAATAGCCAGTAAATGTTGGAGTCGCATTGAACTCGCTCAGCGCCAACCATAGAAAGCTTTGCATGTCGGCAATAGATAGGATATCGCACCTAGATCCATTCGGCATAATCTGTGTGTTTCGCAAACGAAAACGAAGCAACTTCATAAGCATATTGATGCCATAAGTCTCTTCTTGAGTAAATGAAATAATTGGATCATCCCCGATCTGCATCTCGGGCTTTGTTACTCCGCTGCCAACAGCCTCAATAGTGCCAGGCGTTAGTACATTGAAGTCAAATGTAGTAATGTTGGCGTAACCATCGATTGCAGCTGTCCAGGTATCTCTCCAGGTTCCATCCACGACAATATCTGGAATCGTTAGATCATAACGATAGAGCCCCTCTCCAGTTCTAAGAACTCCAACAGTAGTGCTGACGATAGAGGTGTTGGCCGCATCATTAATGGTAATTGTTGGAGACGAGTCTGCGTCCCGGGCAATACCGGCAGAATCGCGAAACTGTACCTCAAGCCTGATTTTAGCTCCAGGTGGAACAGCTGCTCTTTGATAGAAACTTATCGCCATTTATCGCTCCAAGATAATATTCACTATCTATGAGCGCAATTATTAGGTCGCTCAGTCGGCAAGTGGGTCGTCGAATCCATCAAAGTCAATGTTATTAATCATGTCAGAGGTGTTCTTTGCAATATCGCTCTCTGGTGCGACAAGAATAGAATCTCCGCTAAACTCAGCCTGGAGTTTCTCGATGAAATCTGATTGTTTAACCTTTCCCCTTGGAATCGCAAGAGCACGACGAGCAAAAGGAACTTTGGATTCTGTCGTTGCTGGCTCAGACGGACCAATTCGATGGTCCGAATAATTAAGAGTAAGGGAGGCGTCCTTTAGCTTAGCCGCTAGATCTCCCTTGGTTCGAATTTCACTCCACCTCTCTTCTGTTAGTCGCGGTATTTTTACCCTCAGATCAATCGTCCCATAGGGTTGGATTTGAAGGTCGAGATCGCGCAGTTTTGCGATTGTAGATTTTGGGTTATAAACTAGGATCTTATTGGGTAGGCTCATTTGCTTCCTTCACATAAAGAGGCCAGATTTACTGGCCTCTTGTCAAACATCTTCGTTGTCGGATTCGCTTGATTCAGGCATATAATCTGGGGCAGTGCCATCTGGAAACATCAAAACTTGGATTTTGATAGCCATTTTTCCACGGTGGTTTTCTCCCAACTCAAATTCAACCCTGGTTCCAGGCGCTACCGTTTTGTAGCCGGGCATAAGCAGGTACTTGTAGTAGAAAAATACATCTGTCGCCTGAGGACCCTCTGTTCGGATGAATCCATATCCGCCAGCCTTGTCTTTGAACTTGACAACCTCTCCAATGTACTTCATACTTCTCCCTCTGCTTTTTCCTTTTGGCTAGAGAGAGCGTGCTCTCCTTCATATTCGAGTGCGAGATCCCACATGGCCTGAAGCTGGCTTACTAATTCACGTATGGCGCCTTCAGTCTTGGTGGTCTCTTCCCTTAGTGCCTGCAGGTGCTTCTGGGCTTCCCGCATTTGCTTCGCCCCATTTACGAGCCGAGTCTCCACCTTGCGCTCTGCGTCCGATTTCTCTTTTCGTCCCAGGAAATCGTTCATCTTCTTGGTGACTTCTTCTTTTGACATTTTCTTTCTCCTCTGCGATTCTTCGCCTTACTTCGTCAATTCTGTCTGCGGCACTTTTTGGCTCGTCAACTCTCTGGATGTTATCAAGCTTTTTTGATATAAGTCTCAATTCTGCAAGGATCTCTTTAAGTAATGACTCTACCATTCGATCCTCACTTTGCCGTCTGGTAGAAATATAAAGCCGCCTCGAATCTTTGGTGCCTCGTCGGACTTTCTCCAGAAAAAACATCTGCCAATCGTTGTACCAAGCCAACCCTCTACAACGATCTTGCCTTTGTGAATTAACTGATGGCAATTGGCACAAACAACAACCAGGTTATCTGGTCTGTTTGTGCAGCGCGGGTCACACTGCGGAATGATGTGATGAGTATGGAGAGCTGCGACTTCATCCATCTGACATATTTCACAAGTTGAAGACTTTTTTAGCATTTTTGTCCAGCCATGCGTCAGTTGCCCGGTATCCTTCTTGGATCATGGTGTCAACATCACTCTCGCTTACATTGAAATTCAAAGAGCTATACTTTGTTGGAATGTCAACCACATGAGAGTTGGTTGAATCAGCGATGTCTTCGTCTTCATTGGCTCTAATCAAAGTCTCGATAAGACCGACTAGGTAGTCTTTTAGCTTTTTAATTTTGCTGCCAAGTGTATTTTTCGTATGGAATCTGAAACCCAGGGTCGGTAGCCCGTTGGTGAATACATCCATGGGAAAATTCTTAACCCAGCCACCATCAACATAGTGGTCGTCATCATGGACGACAGGAGCAAACAAAAGAGGAATAGATATAGACATCCGGACTGCTTGTGGCAAACTAAAGTCTGGATCTCGGTGAGACGACAACACCCTTACTCTGCGCTTAGAGATATTTGCAGTCGTAATATAGATAGGAAGTTTTGACTCGCCCAAGGTCTTGGCTAACTTATCATGAAACACGGCCTCGATCTTGTTCCCGCCAATCAACCCCCACTTTGTGAACAGGGTAATCAGAGAGAGATCAAATAGTTTATTTCGAAGTGGCAGTGTTCTCTTGATAAGTTCAATTAGGCCTGGCCCGGGTTTGTAGCCGGACGCCATCCCTGCGGCAATGATTGCCCCACCAGAGGTAGCGGACACCTCTGCTACACGGATACCTCTATCCTGAAGACAAAGCAATGTTCCTATGAAAATCGGATAGAGTTGGCCGGAGCCCGAAAAAGAAACATTGATGACCACAACTACTCCCTTTAACGCGGCAGATTTTTGCGAATCTTTTCTCCAATTGAACCTGGCGCACTTATATTCGATACTGTTTTATCCCAGGTATTTGTGGGAATTGCGGTCTGCAATGTTTTATCTATGAGTGTTGCAGTGCTTCCATTTGTTACAAGCTCGCACACACCTCTCACGATAAACGTTCCAGCAGTCGAACTTGACTTCATATGGAGCTGACCAGCATTGAAGTCAATGCTGACTACGGCGTCAGGGTTGGTTGCATTTGCGACATGCAGCTCCCCATTAAAACCTCTGATCGCAACATCCCCATTGACGGATGTCATATCTAGTCTTGGTAGTTCGCTGCTGTTTTGATCTTCAAGAATGGAATAACAATCAAGAAGGACTGCGGTGTTTGTACCCGCAACAGAAATAACTCCTCTGAGCCCGCAGTTGTGAAGTATTCCATTGACATGAGTCATGTCGCCAACAACGCAGCCTTTAAACAGATTGTTGTTGTCAAGTGTCCCTGTGATTGTTACGGCGTTGAATTCGCAATTGGTTACGTCGGCGTACCCATCAATTGTAACCGCGATATTGATGTTGTCGCCTACAAATCGGAAGCTATTTGAGAAGTCCCCTGCCGACAGTGTCAGGTTTGACGCCACAGAGAATGTCTTCAGCCCTCTGTTGTTTGCGATTGCAAGTGCATCAGCCATATTGTTGACAGGGTACTGCCTTGTACCAATGGGAAATAATGTTCCTGTGTAGGCGCTACCGGTATTTATTGTGACGCTGTTTGCAAACGAAGCCGCCTGCAGTGAGTTCAAGTCCTGAAGACCAGCGGAGTTCGATGAACGAACAGATACCTGATTTACGTTCGTGACGTCGCCAATATTTGAGTTTGCACCAACAAGGTTGACGGCATATTGTCCGTCTTCAAATGTAACAGTATATCCATTTATGATTTCTACAACACGGGCCAGCACCGCTCCACCTACCGTAACAGTGGTATTGTGCCGGTGAGTGTCTTGGAAGACCATGCCGTCGGTATTGTCTTCCAAGTCCTTGAGATCAAGTCGAAAGGAATCGATATCCAATTGGCGAATCTCGCTTGGAACGGTTTGAATCAGCAACATATCCGCCCGCGGGACATTTATTACCTTATTTAGCCAATCAATGGAGATCGCCATCTATCAACTCCTAACAGAAGCCCCATGGCCCATCGCCATGACTCGCTGAATCATTAGCGCCTGTTCCAGCAGGTCGAGGCGATTCGTCAAGGAGGCAACTGTGTTTTGAAGGCCAAGAATTTTGTCTTCCTTCTCTTGCATTTTTACATTGAGTTGCTTGATTGCCTCTTCTAGCGCAAGCGTATTCTTTTTGCTCAGTATTCGTTCATTGCTATCTGCGTCACTCATTTTGGCCCTTTATGAATCCTGGATTAATTGCACGTTAAGAGTCACTCCCGAAGCAGAGCTAACTGTTCCAGTGACGTTTGTAGTTTTATACATCGTTGATGATGTTGCCCTGCGGACTCTTCCTGAAACTGGCTGCGTCAATCCAGAAAACGAGCGTACCTCTGTTATTTGACCATACCCATCGGTTTCGCCGTCTATAATCACCGCTGTGGCGGTCACTGTGCCGGTCGCAGTCGCAGAAGCTGTCATGCCAGCGATCACAACATCCAATTGCGCTTGCGTAAGCGCTGTGTTATACAGGTTAACCCGTCCAATCTTTCCAGTGAAGAAGTTAAGGCCAGTACCCGAGTACCCTCTTCCAATGACTGCAAGCTCGGTTCCTGCAGAAAAGCGATTGGGGATCGCAGAGATGTTCTCAGCCGTACCACTTAATCCGTCGAGAGCAACCGTGTCAGTAGTGGCATTTTTTATATCGCTCACTGTCGACCACTTGTTTAAAAACAAGGGGGATTGCAAGGCAGGCGTGTGTCCAACAAAGCTTGCATCAAAATAACCCACCCTGGCCCGAATAACATCAGAACTTGTTTGAGCGACTACAGAGTAGTCTTGCCCGTCGCTTGCAAAGAACGTGGGGTTTTCCCAGTAATTGGAGAATGCATTAGGAGCAGACGTAACCTGTCCCTCAAGCACAACCGTCCAATTTGTAATTCCAAGTAGATTGTGAAAGTTTTCCACCGACTGAGTCAGCTGCTGAGCACCTGAGAATACCATAACATCTCTGCTGAGAGTTGCATCGGTAGATATAACGGGCCTGGTTGCATCGACTGCCTGAATAAGATTGCGACCATTTCCGCTCAAATCAGCCAATACGCTTATCTTGGTTGACACATAAGTATTTGATGCACTCGCAGGATCATACCTACCGGTCGGTGCGGGAACAGTCACGGCTCCGCTGGCGACATACGAATAGCTATTGTCGGTTAGCTTTGTGATCGCAAAAATGCCATTATAGATTTTGTCATTCGCACCTCTGATTAGAACCTTGTTTCCAGATTCTAAACCATGTGCAGTATGAGTAACCGTACAAGTTAGTCCATCGGTACCGTCGAGAGCGATAGTCACACTCTCGTTATAGGGGAGATCTCCCCCACTGGCGGCAAGCAGCAGCACTCTGGCATTAGCTATAGCGGCATTGGTTGCGGCATCGGTGACGCTCACCGTTGTATCAACAGGGTCAAGTACATACTGATAGGCGCGACTAACATCGGTGCTATCGGTAATGAAATACAACGACGTAATTGCTGTCGCATTCGTGGTGGTAGTTTTAATCCTTACCTTTAGCTTTACTCCTAGTTGTGCATTTATCGAAGTTTCACTAGGCAATTGGCTGAACCGGAGTACGCCGGAAACTACGCCAATATTTGCAATGTCTACAACCACCGTGGTGCTATTTGTAATTGAAGCAACCTTGGCGTTAGGCGCAATATTTGTACCCCATACGTAATCGCCGGCTGCAACGCCGGTGGTGCTCGTCATAGTTACGTTAGTCGATGCACTTGCTCCGCCACCACCTGCGCGAGGATAGGCGAGATTTTTGAATGCGCTGTATCCAGCCCCATCGTTTTTGTCGATAGAATACGTGATATCGTAGTTGCCTATCGTACCACCAGCCATTACCGCTTCCGCGATAGGAAAGTAGGTATGACCAAGTATCGAATATGGAGTGGTGAATGTTGTTTGGTCAGCGATCACAGGCATGTAGAGACCGCCTGCACTAGTGAAGGCAGCTGTACCAGCATCAATAGTGTATTGATCGGCTGTGTCTGAGGTTGATTCATTCATCAAAAGGCCAATACGACCCGTGAGCGGAGCAAATGTGAGAGTGCCAGATGCAGAGCCTGCATTCAAACAAGTAAATGTGAAGGTGTTGGCTGTGACAGCAGTTACTGTTTTTTGCCCGAGGACAATTGCCGCTGCGGAGCTAGTGACGGTAACGTTTATCAACAGGCCCGTTCTAAGGCCATGGGCGGTCGAGGTTACAGTCGCAGTAGTGGTGGCCCGAGTCCAAGCTTGCGCAGAGAGATTTGGGGTCACGGCTGCAATAAAAGCATCAATCCAGTGTGTGCCATAGCACGAGGTTTGTCCCGCCAGTGATGGGGTGCTGCCGACACCCTTCGTTGTTCTATTCAGTGCTGGGGTCAGCGGCACACCAATATAATCGCCATAAACACTTTCAAGCGTTATATTTTTTGAAGAGTTGTCTTCTGTTGAAAGGTTCGTGCGGGTGTGAGGCGTGTAGCATCGTTTAATTCTGACACTATTGGCGGCGGCACCTGTCGCCAACGTATACAGCAAGGCACTCATCGTAGGGTAATAGACGAGCGTCCCTGATGCAGCACCGGCGTTTAGACACGTAAAGGTGAAAGTATCTGCCGTCGGAACAGTCGCTACAGTTTTCGATGCTACGGTTATTGCTGCAACGTCTGATGAAATAAGAACATATACAATGTCATTAGCCTTAAGCCCATGCGCTACCTTGGTTGCTGTCGCAGTAGTGGTTGCGCGGGTCCAGGTGGCATTCTGTTGTGCGCCGCCTAGGTCAAGAGGGGCCGCGTAGGTGCCAAGGTTTCTCAGATCAATATCGGTGCAACCGGCTGCACCAACGCTGAGAATTCCGCTATAAGGCTGACATAACGTCAGTCCGCCAAAAGTTAAACCGTCAACTTTAACACGAAGGCAATTTGTGGTTAGATCAAAGCAATATTGCGGATTTGTTACAGGGGTAGTTGTCGCAGGGTGATCATAATAAATTGTATTCGTGAACGTGCAGTCCGTGCATGTCGTAAGTAGATTTCTTCCGCCCGCCAACAAGCAACTTGTCCATGTGCAGCTTGAGGCTCGGGTCAGAGTTTGACATCCTGTGGTGGCGTTGCCTCTTGCGCCACCAAGGCAGTGTACTCTGATATTGGTAAATGTAAAGCCGGAAATATCTGCAATCGAAGTAGCATATTGGCCTGTCGCCGCGAGCGTTGCACGGGAAAAAACACAATTGGAAATTATGCCGCCAGCAAAGCATAACGACATCGTAAGGCCGAAAGTGCTTACGGCAGCTTCCTGACCGACACCGACATGACTCCAGGTGATTGGAGCAGCGCACTCAGTAACAGTCAAGTTCGTCAGAATACCTGTGTTGTTCAGTGCTACAGAGTATGGCTGGTTTAAGTTGCAATACCAATTAACTGATGCTTTATCGATGTCAATAACGCCGCCACCCGTAGTGGCAAACTCGTATCTAGTGCCTAGTGTTGCGTTGGGCAATACGTTTGCAGTCAACGCAGCAGATGTGCAGCACATGAAAAAGATATTGGGAATCCTTACTTTGCGTCCAGCAGCAGGAATGAAACCGCCAGTTAAGTTTGTTCCGTCATGACCAAATCGCAGGAGTCCAGCCGTAGAGATCCAGCAGAAACGTCCGCGTACTTCATCGGTGGCTACGTTTGCAGCCAAAGCAGTGAGTGAGCCAGCACAGGGATAGAATTCATAAATCCCTGTTGACGTTCCTGTTTCAACCCATACGCCAGGTAGGTACACGATTGCGCCATTAGAGGGAATCTGGTAGGTTGTAGCTCTGGTTCCATCGGTCGTGCCGAGGTCAAACCAGTCTCCACGCACCTTGAACGTATTTAAGCGGTTGACCGTACAAGCAAGTGCGTCGACACCTACAATCTCAAGCCATCCTGCGCGATCAACGCCGGTCGCAGTCGCACCAATGCCGGTCAAGGCGCCTGCCGCATAGGCGACACTATTCCACTGTCTTATCTTTATGAATCCAGAGGCAGGCATTGCCACGCCAACGGCAGTCGGTACAGCATTTAGCGCAGAGTAAACTCCGAGAAGTATTCCGCTGGCCCCTCCTAAAGATATTGTTGTGCCGTAGGCGGGTACGTTTCCTGTTCCCGTATTATACGGGATTATCCTAACTAGTGTAGAATTGAACTCAATGGTGCCACCAAGAGTGGCAGACAGGGCAATGTTGCCCATGCCTGCACTCGTATTTTGATTTGTGCCGTAACGGGTATCTTGGTCAACAGTCAGATACCCACCATTTATATTGTAGGTATCTGACCCAGCCTTGGCAGCTAGGCTATCGATGTTCACGGATGTGGTCACAGCATAAGTGCTCAAATTCCACCTCTTGATGCATAGGAATACACAATACCATAAACCGTTTGTAATTTACCAGATAGGTGCTTCATTAATGTTGCATGATTACAGCCTATCTCCACGACAGCATGTTTAATGCTGGGATAAGAGCTTCCATCGCTTCCAATTATTGGTTTGTATCTCTTGGGAACAGGGACACCGGTTTTAGCAATTCTCATCTTCTCTACTGCTTCTTGACTAGTTTTTTTACCTCTGCGATAAGTATTTCCAGTAAGTCTTTCTTTGCTCGCCAAAGCCCAGGCTGCCCTTCTAATGGCGTGCTCTTCCTCTGTTTCCGGAATAACAGTTCTCCCCTCGCGCTCAAAACGAGCCCTGGCAGACGCTCTCATTTTTGAGCGAGTTTCTTCGCTACATATTTTTTTACTAGACCCACCATAAGTTAAATTATAACCGCTTGGTGCAACAGAGTTAAGCTTGCTAATCCAAGCTATCTCTTTAAGGTCTAAATCAATTTGATTTTCAGCGGTATCCAGAACGGCAAAAGCAAACGAATCTTTGCCGTACTTTGTGATCGCACATTTTATGGCGCTTTTTCCAGCTCCAGATTTAACGCTCAAGTGAGCGCCCCATCTTTTGCCAGCCTTGCGAGTAGTTTGCCCAATGTAAATTTTACCATTTGCTGTATTTGTAATTGAGTAAATACATATTGAGATAGTGCGATCATCACTAAAAGTGTGAATTCTTTGTTTTCTGCTTTCTTCCATAATTCACTGTCTCAAATATCACGCATCCGAAGTTCTAATGGCGGTAGCTGACCCGCCGCCAGAACCGAGCGTCGATTGCGTTTCAAACGTCTTCGTAGGCGTAGCCTGGCCATCCCTTACGCGAACAAACAGTGACCGGCTTGTGTTGTATACAACCGTGAAGCTCTCACTGGTTGCAGTGGCGAGCTTATCGATATAGCTAATGAATACATTCGCAGGAGCAGTTGCGTTATCGGTTGAGAAGTCGGTACTTCCAATTGTAAATGTTGCTGATGTGAATGATGTATATGCGACACGGCGATAAATTCCACTATCGAGTTCGATCCGAATCGTGCCTGTTGCAGGGGTATCCGAAGGAATCGTCGTAGTCATAACAACTGACGTTACCGCAGCACCACTGAGGGTTGTATTTAGAGTCATCTGAGCGACATCTAGAGCCGCGCCAGATTCGGGTCCAACAAGCACGCGATCTTCACCAATGAAAAGTCCATTCACTGTGAACGTCACGTTGTTAGGAGGAACTTTCTGTGCATTTGTTAGATCGAAAAGCTTGTCGCTCGCCGTCAAGTTGGCCGATTCTACACCAATTCCATAGGCACCGATTAGCGCGGAGCCAGTCGAAGCTCCAATGTATGGGAAAGATAGTGTGCGCTCAGTAATGGTGACATTCATTGTAGCAGTAGCAGAAGATTGTCCGCCAGCAATAACTTGATTATCGGTGGGAGCAAGGCCAGTCAACAGCTGAATCCACATTTTTGTGGCAGCAGTTGGGCTATTGATTGCAAGCATCTGGCCGGTGCCGCCAGACCAAGACACAGGCTCAACTGGTTGAAATGTGCCGGTCGGAGTGTCTACGGTGATTTCGTGAGTAATACCGCGAAAGATTTCGCCGGACATCTCGTAAAGTAGTGGGCAAGCATAGCACTGAAACCAAAGATCTTCTGCGGCGGCAGCAGTCCAGCTTCCTGCGAACTCGGCCTTGTTGCCTGCATGTGTTCCAGTAGAGTCACCCTCGACATGCACATAATTCGACACATCCCCGACACTGTAGTCAAAACTAATGATGTAGTTTGTGCTGGCGGCCATCGTGAGCTGCGTGGTGAACGCAATCTCATACTCAAGGTAAGATGTCGTTAACTTTGAAACGTCAAAGTTTACGCTCGTAGCAATCGCGGCTCCGGTCCCGACAGATGAGGTGCCAAACGTACCTGAGTGAGCATAAACTGTGGCCGTAAGGTTGCCAGTTGGGGCACCTACTTTCTTTAACCGCGCATGAACTCGCGTAAGATTTTGCGCAACAACTCCATTGGAAAAGGATTGCGCCTGTCTGGTGATTGTGCCATTGCCAACCTGATAGTTTGTGCCAGTCTCACTATTCGAATCTTCGGTAGTGGAAGTTCTCGACAACCATTTTGATCGCTCAAACAGACCGTTGATAGTCTGCGCGCCCCTGTTCCACTCAGAGAAATAATTTTCATTGACGGCATTGTTGTCGACATCTAAAGCGCGAAACCCTTCGGTATTCGTAACATCAGTCCAGCCCTTAACGGTACCAATTGCTGTCTGGTTGTTTAGATCGGAAGCATAAGTTAAAGCAAGTACGTTGTTACCGCGAGAAGTCCCGTTAATTTTGAACTCTGAGTAGGTTTGACCGAATACTCTTGTTTGACCGATAATACGACGACCATCTATGTCGGCGCCGCCGGTACGAACCTTGAGCATAAACCGATGGCTAATCCCGTTGGCGGCATCGTCATTTAGCCCGGTCGTCCAGAAGTTCGGATAAGCTGGGGCTCCATTCTGCAGAAGCTGCAGGTATGCGCCGGCAGTAGCGAACACGAGAATACCATCGTAGATGGTAGCTCCCGCATCTTGGATGATTGAGCCATCATAGAGATGCTGCGCAGCAACATCGTCGATATTGTAGGGGGAACTGAGCGTGATGATGTTATCGGTCGAACGCTCAGAGGCGGTGGCGTACGTGATATCTATGATATCATTGCCGGCAGCCTGGGCATCGTCCATTAGGTCGCCCAGCCAACGGTGAAATGCGATTACCGTGTAATTCGTCGTGCCCGCGCCAGTGTAGCGAATGTCTCCACCCGCCGTAATGCTAAAATCATCTGCAATTGCCATGTTGTCCTCCGGCGATAATGCCGATTATGTCTGCTTATTACAAGATTGCTAGATTAATGTCTGCGCGCTTCTCCGCTGACTCTAATGGATGCAGCAGAAAGATTTCCATCATTCGACAGGTATCTCAATCTAATATTTGTATCGATGGAGTTACATTCAAACCCAACATCAACGGTCATTGTTCCCATTCCAAAACTAGCTATTTTTATCCCATTCACGAACGCATCTTCATAGAGCCAAAGGTCCCAGTCTGTGGATGGGCTTGCAACATGTACGGCAGAAACATATGTATAGGTCGCTGCCCAATTTGTGGCATCAGAAATGATCAGATCTCCATACCCATAGCCGTCTGCCCACACGTTTCGCATTGACTTAAGGGTCGTGAGCGAAGCAGTCCCGGTGGAGTCGGTAAAAACTAACTCTGTTCCAACTGAAGTGATTGTTTGTCCGCCAACCAGATTTATTTCTGTGAAGACAAGTAAATCTGGGTCGGTTACTCCGCCGCCACCGCCACCACCGACTGGGGCAGGACCCCAATAGCCCTTTCCCGTCGCATCGCTATACATTGTATAGCCATCCGTGGCGCCGGTCGGATAAACAAAGCTATCATCAAGTTGAATCGCCTGAGCAAATGTCTTTACTCCATAAGCCGTCTCGTCTTGATTTTGGTTTAAGTAGTTTTCATCGAGCAGTCCGCCGGGCGAACTTTTTAGGAATTGAGGAGCCTCCTGATAATCATAGGGAGGAAGCACTCCATCAGGCAGGCTGATTAAGAAGTACACTCTGCAGGCAGACGCTGCAGCCGGGGCCTGATTTAAGATTACCGTATCGGAAATATGCGTCGAAACCTTGACGCGACTACCTGGCAATAGCCTTACTGGAAAAGACGTCGTCGATAGAGGTGGCGAATCAAGATCTGACTGCAATACAATCGCAGCCGTATCGTTAATCACATAAGAAGGGTCAAATGTTAGACCGGTTCCATTTTGGAATGCAGTTATCTCAAGGCTTGTTCCGAGCGGGGCGGCAAAATCCTGATATTGCCACATTCTCTGTTTGCGCCGAATCGAAGCAAAAATATACTGGTAGTCGTCTTTGGACAGATACCCGTCTGCCAGTGCAGTCGCCCGGGGGATCGACACAGACATGCCGTCATTAACGAGTGGAGCTTGCACTGGAGTGGCGGCAGCGCCAGGAGATGACCAGAGTAAGTTGGTTCCATCAAACGCCAATACTGCGCCTGGAAATGTGGAATTACTTGTCCGGATCTGCGTCTCATCTACGCTGTTGGCCCATATACGAAAATCTAAAACCTCAACTGCTCCCGCCATTACAGAGAGATACAGCTGTCCATTCGGAGGGGTCAGTTCTCTGGCGGCGCGAGTAAGTAGATCGTCACGGTTACTAGGCATAGCACTAGAGAATATCTCTCTAGTCTCTCCGGGCAAAAGAGATACTGCGCCAAGAACATCAACCCTATCTCGGCTGATGTTTTTGACGATCAGAATCGGCTCATGAAACTCTGGCTGGTAACTCGACAAAGATCAACCTTAAAAAATCTCTTTCACATAGAGGCTTGCTGCAAATGCATTTGCGGCCATAGATGTGTCTTGAAAAATTCGTAGCTTGCTCTGCTGCAAGTATGGGAGACTTAATACAAATTCATTGAATCCAGAAACATCCAGATCTTTAACCGTCTTTCCATCAACGGCAACAGAAAGCCTTACTGCGCCGATTGATTCGCAGGTAGCTCCAACAATCAGGCCACCACGAGGAAGGACTCGATAAGGAAGTCCCGCAGATACAACGTTTCCTTGACTACCTTGAAAGTCAAAACGACGCTTTGCAAGGTAATACCACTTTGAGTCTTGCTCGGACCAGATAAGCTGTTCCCCTACAGAGGTATTCATCCAAACTTGTCCATCAAAAACAGACTTAGGAGGAGTTGGAGACGTATAGATGGGAGTATCTGTGTAGAATGAGCCGTCTCCGTTCACCTTTAAAGACATTCCCGCTGGGGCGTGCCCCTTAATCTTGAAAGAATTTGACTCGGTAACCCCTCCAACAAAATTACCGACTTGAAGTTCTTTTATGTTTCCAGTGACAGCTTGAATAGAGCGAGAATACTCTCCCGATGACCCGGCATAAGGAGGCCCTTCTACTGATATTGAGTCTGCATCTTCATAACGAACAGATGCCTGGATAAAGATAACCGCATCTTCTGGTAGCTCACCAGTTAGAACAACTCGTGACCGAGTGATGTACTTTAATCCAACAGACTTGCCCAGTCCAAGGAGTTTAGCAGGCTGCCTTTTCAAAGAGCTCTGCGCACGAACTACCGCAGTATCAAAGAAAAAAGAAATAACCCTTTCGTCAGCCAACATTGGTAGGTGAATTTCTGGCCCTTCATTCTTTCTCAAGGTTGCGGATACCCAGACCTTGACTGTTCCATCTGGGCCGACTGCCTTGACAAAATTCTCTGGAGAGATTACGCCAGAATTTGATGCGCTTGCTTCATCGATTGAAATCAAGCCATCTTTATATCTGAGCGGGTACTGCGCATTCAGCGACGCCGAGATTGTCTTCGGCATCAGCTGCTGAATATAAAGAGAGTGCCTCACCAGCGTAAGCGTATGGGCGCGCAATGCATCACTCAGGTTGTTCTTTTGCCCTAGTGCAGCCAATACTTCATTTTCGGTTGCAGGTGGCCTTGCAGTTAATAAATCTAACTCTTCACCAGGTACTAATCGCCATTTATTGAGAAGTACCATTGGTGAATCTGAATCATTGCGGACTACAAATAAAGGCGTGTAATTTATCATGCGCCTGCTTACAACTCGGGAGAATTAGGATGGAATTTGCGACTTTTGCTAAAACGCTGCTTAAAATGGCGGCCGCTCTTGAGAAGGCTGACCCAGCGGGTGCCGACTCCCTCACAAACGCAGCTGAGACGATCCTACGCATCGCAGAGGAGGTTCGGCACAGCATCCACGCCACCTACACTCGTGGGCCCGCAGGCGTCCTGCTAACTGTTGAAGTTCGTGAAAAACAAGCCACTCAGGATGAGTGGTCAACCAGCGCCGCGCCTGGTCCACTAGAGGCATTTACTTTTGAAGGCCGTACAATGACGGAAGCCAAGCAAAAAGCTACTCCAAAAATTGAAGAGCTTAAGCGCAAGTATGGCGTCACTCAGATCCTTGAAAATATGGATCCAAGCCTACCTAAGTGAAATGTTTTTAGATAAATAATGCTTGACAGTGAAACCGCCACCCTCAACCAGGGTGGCGTGTTCGTTAAAGCCCCAATCCCACCAAACAGGAAAGAAGGTGTCTCCTTCAAACTGACCTGATACGTGAGTTATATACAGCTCGCTGCAAAGATGCAGATATTGCTCGTATATCTGGGCACCACCAGCAAGAAATATCTTCTGATCACCAGTAGTCACGATATCTAATGGGCTAGCCGCTTCTGTGTCTTTTGTCGGAGTTCTTGTGAGAGTTCTAATGTCTCTGCCCTTTAGATTTCCTACAGAAGCAGCTGTATTTCTTCCAAAGCAAACAACATGACCCATTGTCACAGTGCGAAACCACTTTAGGTCTTCTGGTAAGCTCCATGGCAACTTTCCATCTTTGCCAATCACCAGATTTTCAGATATAGCGGCAATTCCGATCATATTTATACCGCCATCTTTACTGCTTTAAGCTTTCCACAGTGATTGTATCCAGTGATTTTGATATCGGTCTCGTATTTCATCGAAAGTGCGTCATCCAGGGACGAAAACTCTCTTGTGAATTCAAACTTAGGGAGCGCAAGCGGCTCTCTAGTAAGTTGCTCTTCCACTACATCAATCTGAGAACGATAAATGTGGCAATCGGCTGCCATATAAACCATTGTTCCTGGCCTTAGGCCTGTTAGATTTGCGATCAAATGGGTCAAAAACGCATATCCGACAACATTGTGCGGCAGTCCATGATACAGGTCTGATGAACGCATATAAAAACATGAATTCAGCACGCCGTTAACGACCTGGCAGTTAAAACTGAGGTGGCAAGGAGGTAGCGCCGCCTCCGTTAGGACCTGAGGGTGCCAATAGCTAATATAGTGCCGACGATCAGAGGGATTTTCCTTAATGTTTTTGATCAAATAAGTTAGTTGATCAAATCCTTTTCGCTCGTCATCTCCACCAAAATTACGAATCTGATGCCCGTACCCCTTTCCCATGTCTCCAACAGGAAGGTGAGTTAGCCCGCGAGAATCAAGAAACTCTCTGCTTGTGTTTCCGGACCAAATGTTTATATTTTTTGCCTCAAGTAGTTTTGTGTCAGTTTCTCCACGAAGAAAGAAAAGAGTTTCTTCTATACCGAGTCTGGCGGAGAGCTGCCTTGTTGTGAAAAGCGGAAATCCATCAGATAGATCGAACTTTATCTGCGCACCCCAGGTAGAGATGGAGCCAACACCTGTTCGGTCCTCTCTATCTACTCCAGAGAGGGTCTGTGCCATTAAATCTAGGTATTGTTGTTCGCTGTTTTGTTTCATGCTATCCTTCTGGGGCTAATGTACGATATCCATTTTCCGGAGCCGACCCTAAAGATCAGCACAAAACGACTACTATCGCTTTGCATTGCTTTTGAAATAGCAAAATCTTCGCCGTGCCTGTCTTTGGCAATGTATCTAGCTTCATCTCTTCCGGCCAATAGTACTTCATCGGAGAGTTCCGGATAAAGTAACCGAAACTCTTCGAGAAACCGGTTCTCATCTAAGTGAAGAATTGCATAATCAGAAATTTTCATCAGCCCTCTTTGTTGCGCTATCAGCAGTAGGAAAACTGAAGACAAGTGAATCACCCATATAAAAAACAAACCCCAGTTGCCTGGGGCTTCAATTCTCTGCAAAGCTCCATGAAAAACCAGCATGAGTTTTGCGCTTACCCATGCAGCACTCCCGGATTTTAGCGGTAGTGCCGCCACATCCCAGCGCAGCTTCGTGCATCGAAGCGTATAGTATGGTTGTACTGTCAGAGGCTGTTGCCTGCACCGCGTTAGTACGCAAACAAACGCGCTTATTTGTATTCACGGTAGTTTTTCGGGTTTTATCAGAAAAGCGCCACTCCTGATTGCCGCCAGCCTCACAAATGCTCAGAACTGATTCTACGTCAAAACCACCATTCGCCAAATCAGCGTATTTGGTATAAGGGATTTCCTTCCCATTCGAGGTATGCGTTACGCTAGGGATTTTGCGTATGCGGTTCTTTGCATTTGCTGGAGTGCTCCCATCAAGAAATTCCCAGTAGTATCCGGCGTGTTTCCGCCCTTTTCCAAGGCAACACCGGGACACTTTTGCCTGCAGGTATCCATCCGCCTCAACCGCACTTTGACTCGCGTACTCCTTGCGAGCACCAGTATTGGGGTCGAGCCTCACTACACCACGGAAGAAAGCAGAATACTTGGAATCAAGGACTGCCTCAACTTCTGTCATAGACAAAGAGACATTGCCCCGGCGCCAAATGCTATTTTTATATGTTTTATGACCAACTTCACCAACCATACAACCCCACACAGTCGGATAACTATAGCCAGCCTCTTCTAGCTCGGCCTGGCGGCGCCATACCCGCAAGCACTCGCCAGTCTCGATAGAGATTTGACTGATTTCTATTTCAGGACGTTTCGAGATAAACTGAGGGCTGCTGCCATCAGCAAATCGCCAATTATCGTCACGATGAGTCTCTCTTTCCCCGCGACAACACTTTCCAACACTGGAGGGAGTAAATCCAGCCTCTGAGGTCGCGCTGATGGATGGATACTTTGTTATCTCGCCATTCTTGTCGATTCGCTCAACTGGTTTGTTGAATGTCTCTTCGAATGTAGAACAAGGGTTTGCAGCTTCCTCTGCTTGCCTCAGGACATCCATGTAAGTCCAGGAATATTCCTTGTGCTCCCGCCTTCCCCGTTGACCAGCACAACATTCGCGAATCTTTCTATAATTGAAACCAGCAGCATTGCAGTCATCATAGGACGACAATTCGACGACATGTCCGTCTGTTTTCCTTACTCCCCGAACAGGGTAAAATATTCTTTCATAATCGAATTCAGGCAAGTCGTCCGACCGCCCATCCAAAAATCGCCAGTAATAATTAGCGTGAGAAGCAGTTTGACCAGAGGCGCTATCACAAATACCTGACGAATCAAATCCGGCCTGGGCGGCCTCTGAGATAGATCGGTACTCTACCACTTCACCATTTAATGGAGAGATGCGCTCAACTGGAATATCATGGCCACTTTCAGAAGGTCTGCTTGCTTTGGTTCTCACATTATACGCAGGCTTAAACTCGTCTAAATACCGCTGTTCTACCGGTATCAACTGTCGCAAGTCGTTGACCTGCTCGATTTCCGCAAATAAGAAACTGGCCTCGCCGCAGAGAAACCAGGCATTTGCAAAATGCCTGCTGTGGTGAGCTCCCTTTTGCAAAAGCCGGCGATGCTGCTGCCATCGCTGGCAAAAATTCTTAGTTGACCCGATATAGATGTGATTATTTAATGAGTTACGTATCTCGTATATACCGCTGGACAAAATAAAACCTCCACAGTTTCCTGTGGAGGTTTTTACAGTCGCTAGAATATCCCTAGACTATTTAGTCAGGTAGGGCTATTTATGCCTTTCTCCCAACTGCAGTCCCGCGCGCGTTACAGAGACCAATCCCAATTATCTCATAAACTGCCCAGCCGAGGCTGAGCCGATCAAGCTTGTCATTGGGCAGAACTTCTACGTTCTGGCGGATGGGCATAACACCAACCATACCGGGATCGGCGAGACCGAAGACTGAACCACGGGGAACAATCTTGCTGACGATGACATCAGCGGTGAACAGGCGGGCAACGAGGCCGGTCTGTAGGATCTCGCGGTGGGTGACGGGGTCAACTTCAGCGGCTGACGTACCACCCTGTGAGGTCCAGAGCAGAAGATCATGAAAATCACGGATGTTCATGAAGTACTTGCTGGTCAGGTTATCCCACTGATCAACTTCGGCCTTGATGTCGACCATATCGGTACGGGTGAGGCGGGCGCTCAGGGAGACGGCCGTGTTCTCGCCACCGAGGGCAACGTCAGAAGCGAAGTCAAGAGCGGCGAAGAAGTTCGCATCTTCAGTGGCGGCAATTTCTTGCTTGGCCTTCTGAACGGTGCGCTCAATGACATTGAACCGGCGCTGCTTGGCTTCGCGGATGCGGACGAGAGGGTGACAAGCAACCTCAAACTCCGGAACGAATACGCGGTCGCCACGGACTGGGCTCTCGGGCACGGCACCATTGGCGCTGATGACGAAAGCGGCAACGTCGATGTCGCGCTCGTAGAAGGGCATGACGCCATTCGCAAGCTCGTCAACGATTAGACCCCGGCGAGCAACGCCAGAGTAGTCAAGGTTGCGCCGGATGGGGAGAGCCATGGCCTGAGCCAGTGCAACCTTGCCACCCTGATCAAAAATCGCCTGACGAACTAGCTCGTCGCGCTGAACTTCGCTAAGGCCGGGACGGCCAGCTTGAGCGGCGCCAGAAGGCTGGCCCTCTTCAAGGATCTTAGCAATACGAACGATGCTCTTAAGGGCATCGCGGGTCGAGATACCACCGATCTCGCCATTCTGGTCAAAACTCTTCGACATATCGAATCTCCAAAGAAATATTCACTTACTCTTACTTGCTTCTCTGGGACCGAGGAAACGGTCGCCAAAAATTATCAGAAACTTCCAATCACATTAATAGGTTATCTTTTCAGGTCATATTATATTGACCAAAATCAATGAAAACGGGTGTATCGGTTGATTTTCTATAGAGCAAATTCTCATCATGTAGGTCGTCCCAATGGAGTCCTGAGTGAGAGAGCAGATCTAGTGCCTGAATTGCCTTGCTGTATTTTGTACCTGGTTCAGCCTCAACAAAATCTGCGCCTTTTTGGCTGGGGATCAATGACATCCTGAGTATAGATTTAATAGTGTCTTGTATCACCATGTGTAGGTCTGCTGGCTTGATGCCGGCTTGTTTGACCGTCTTATTTAATGAGGGCACTCTTTCCACAAATGTTTTCAATTTTCTGGCTGCTCGGTTAATCAGGTCGACGGCTGAAAACTCACTCATTCCTTCAGCTGAAGAAGCAATCGCTATCGCGGTTGACTCAATTACTGTTTGTTCGATTTGAGTGGGGAGATACCTTGAGGCCGTCTTTCTTAAGAGTGCCAGATTTTGAAATACTTTTAGAGGTGCGTATGGGTCTGCCTTTTCTCTTTTTTCAATTGCTGCAAAAAGCTCTCGTTTTATTTTGCTAGGTAGTGGCTGCAATTGCTCCATTATGATGACAGAAAATTCTTTGTCTTCTGTTTCACTGATGAGCCAAATTTTTGGAAGGAAGTCTGCAAGTTCGCCTGCGGTCTCTCTGACTTTTTGAACGATCTTTGCTTTAGCGGCTTCATTTGTTTTTGAAGATCTGTGCTCCAGCTTGAGTACAGCATTTATTCCGCCAAACTTCCCTTTGTAAAGGTGCCCGTCCAGAGACTGAACATTTAGCTTTTCTTTAAAACCATATCGATCCGCAATACTGTCTGCTAGCGCGGATGTATCCTCTTTATTGTAGGCAAGAATAAGCTTCATTGTCCAACTATCTAAAAATCCATATTTGAAAAACAAAAAGAGCTGGCATAACCAGCTCCTTTTGAATACCAGCTAGGCTGGATTTACCTCAGACGCAAGTGAGAGGAACGGTCTTCTTGACGCCGCCGAGGAAGGCAACCTTTACACGGTCAACCGTGTTGGTGCCGCCGACGATCCAAGCAGGAGTGGTCACGAGGCCGGAGGGACCCGCAAACTCAACGAAGATCGCGCAACCGGTCGCAGCAACTGCGCCGTTCTCAACGCTGTGAGAAAGCAGGCCAGCAGTGGTGTAACCGAGGACTGAGCCAGGGGTAAGACCATTGAGACCAGCGCCAGCTTGGAAGCTAGCAGCAACGGCGTTAAGAGTTACCTCGTAAAGACCGGGCTTATCCCACAGGGTGACCTTGCCAGAACCAGCGGTCGTGTTGGGACCGAGGACTGAGCCGCTGAGAGTCATGCCAGTGTTACCACCGATGACGCTACCGAGCATGGTGAAGTAGCCGGGGCTGGTGCCTTCGTCGCAAAGAGCAACGAAATCAACAGAGGCCGTGGCCAGCTGAGCAACAGTGCGGTTGGTACCGTAGCCGTCGCCAGTGACGTCAGCAGCGGCGTTTTCAGACGCGCTGTTGGTGCGGGAAGCCGTACCAAACGTCATTACTTCACCACCGAGCAGGCCAGCAGCCTGGGTGTTCTTCATATCAAAAATGCCGAGCGGCTGTACGCCGGGATTCAAAGGAATAAGAGCCATGTTTAACCTCAATCTTATGTTTTCCGCTGTAGGATCGCGTCCATACGGAAGAAATTCAATCTGTACGTCAACTATTAGTTGTTTTTTTAGTTGATCGCTGCTTTATCAGTTCTGGAACGCCAGTTTCTGATTTGATCGTTGACTTTGTATAGGCTGATATAGTCTTGGGACATCAACATATCGAGATTCACTTCTTCAACTCCAAGATTTGCAAGTTTATCTGCAATATCCTGTAGTCCGTCAATGGTTGCAACATCAAACTTTCCAGTTTGGGTCACTCCATCTACACCTTGCTCCATTAGAAACTTTTGAATCCCAGCGATTCGCTCTGCATCAGCAACAATAGGAGTCGCGGCGGCAGCGGACGATCCAGGTGCGGCAGGTGAGGCGCCTGAGGTGCCAACCATGCCTTCTTTGTAGTCTTTTTCTGCAGCAGCAATCACTGCTCCGTGGGCAATATTTGCTCCGCGCTCAAATGCCTGAATAGCTGTATCAGTTCCTTCTTTGACATCCTTGACAACGTTTCTTAGAGTTGGAAATCCAATGCCAAACGTGTCGCGGAGAACAGAGTAGTCGGTTGCTTTAGCAGCAAGCTCAAATTCGGCCATTTTCTTTTCTAATACGGTTGCAGCGCCAAGCATAGTGCCAAGAGCTGCGATCTGCTTCTCTAGTGGCATGCTTTGTGAGAATAGACCATAAGTAGATAGAATATTCTGAAGCAAACGCTCCATCTCTGCAAGAATCTTGAGTGGAAGCTCTCCTTGAACAGATCCTTTTGCATCTGCAATTTCTGACAGGGCTTCATTGATGTCTTCATCAAGGCCCTCTTTGAGAGATCCAGTTACCGCCTTGTATAGAATGGCGCCAGCAAGACCGAGCCCTGCAATACCTGCACCAGCTGCACCACCAACAAGCATTGGGGCAACACTCAGGCCAAGAGTTGTTACGTTTCCGGCATTAATTCCGTCTTTATACATATCATAGACACTGGCAAGTGACCCAAACAGACCAAGTCCTCTGGTAAGAGTCGAAGCAGCAGAAGTTCCAAGAGTTCTTACGATTCCAGCCATGCCGGGCTTTGAGCTTACCCAGGTAGCGGCTTGCTGCCTTAGCCCTGGAGTTACGGCTGCTGAAACAGCGGATGGAGCCGCTGCCGCGGCAGGCGCGGCAGCTCCGGCCACTTCTGCCACAGCAGCAGGAGCCGCAGCACCTCCAGATACAGCTTGCGCCGCTCCTTGCATGACTGCCGCATCTACTGCAGATGTGGCTGCGGATGCAGCCGCAGCAGGACCAGCCTTTGCTTTTGCGGCTGGTGGAACAAGTACAGCGTCTTCGTCCTCACCTATTGCTGCGAAATCGAGATTGTCGTTCGCAAGTCTAACTAGCTGCTCGGCCTCTGTACGAAGCCCCATATCAACCAGTTTTTCTGCAGTCTTCTTGATGTCTGCATGAATTGCAGCCAAAACAACGCCTTGGTACGCAAAAGGAGATGGCCTGCGATGAATCGCGCGCATCACATTCTCACGAGCTTGCTCAACACTATGAGCCATGCCCAAATCATCAGGGCCTTCAACTACAAAGACCTCATCTGGGTGAGCCTCGCCAACAGTAGTTTTATCTTTTTCTTTTGGCGTCTTGGGACGAGTGCCACGAATATTTTTTTCGGTGTCACCAGCAGTGATGAACAATGGAAGTTTAGTGTTTTTCATTTTTGGGTCCATACAGTTGCTTAAGCTTTTGCTCAACAATTTTCGAAGCATCAACGGTCTCTTTAGGCTTATCTTTTTGCACAGCAGTTTCAGCGGGCTTAGGAGTATCGCCAGATGGATTAAAAAACTTGTACGCTGAGTAGATCCCGTACGCAGTGACTCCCGCAATACCAGCAACAAGCCCGAACTTAAGCAGTCGGCGAATAACGATAAATATAAACTTACTCAGCACTGTCATCAACGCATACCAAGGCATACCTTGACCGCGACCACGAGAAAATTCCTGCCAGTAGTAGAAGAAGTCCGTTGAGTCGGTTAGATATTTTGTGCTAGGCATCCAGTCATGGCCGGCTCGAACAGGTACGACATGCTTCTGAAAAAATCTCTCAAAAGTGTCCCACATACCACGAGCCTTTAAGCTCTTGGTTAGTGCCGTTGCCCTGATGTCTCCAGCAGCGGTAGCTTCAGACAGAGAAACTACTGACCTAACCAAATTTGACTTATCGCTGACGTTTCGTCCCTTTAGTATGCTCGCAATTAAATCAGCTGCATCTTTTGGGTCCATGTCAGCTAGCTCTTCTCCAGTCGGAACGGAGCTAGCTGTCTTGGTCAGTCGAAAGTCAAGCCCGGCAAACGAAATCTTTTGCTTCATGATCTCGTCGGCAATATGAATGATTTCATCTGCACTCATCCCGGTCTTACTAGAAATGGTCGACAGAGCCTGATCCAATACCGAATCAGGCTTACCAGTTGACTTGTATGATTCCCATGCTTTTTGTAGAAGACTCATTTGCCTTGTCCACCGAACTGAGTGCCAAACTGCGCGAAATCGGCAGGATGCCTCTTTTGAATTTGCGCCAGCTCTGCATGTACGTCTATATCGTTTGCACCCATGCGAGGGGTGATCATCATCGTGTCGGGACTAAGAGAATGAATTCTGTTAAACTCTGCTTGATGTTTATCTGCAATGGCTAGAAACTCTTTCTTTTTAGCGTCTGTGTTGATTTTTATTCCAAGGTCCTGTTGGTGATTCGCTGGTCTAAACTGAATAGGTTTTCCCTCTCCGTTTGCATTGCTGGTGGCTTTTCCGCCCACTCTGTTTATTGCATCGGCTAGGAAATGAGATATGGCCTTGCCAAAAGTGGCACGAGCTTCAAAATTATAGATTTCCGTGTTCTGTGTCTTTGCCTCTTCTGCCATCTTTGCCATTTCAGCTTTGACGTCATTTGCAAACTGATCTGCTGCATTGTTTAATTTATCGAGCGCAGGCTTTAGTGCGACATAGCGCTCAGGAGTAGGGAGTTTGAGGTCATCGACGCCTAGGTCGACGGCAGAATAACCAAGGTTACCCAGCATTGTATTTACCCGCTTGATAAAATCCCAAGCGTGGTAGGGTGTTCTCATGTTTATATATGAGACCGCAATAGAAGAATATCGAGAGAACGTCAGCTGCTTGTCGGTCGGCAGGATGATGTCGTCAATCGGGATCTGCTCCTTCTGCCTCGACCTTGCGACGGCGGGTGTAGCGCTCTGAGACGCAACAGGGACGCCTGTGGCTTCTGCTGCGGGCGCAGTCCCGCCTGGAGCAGGGGATGATGCTGCAGGGGCGCTGGGGGCTCCTTTTGTGCCAAGCAGGGCCTTTGCGTGCTCTCTAGCTAGCGAGTAACTGTCCATGTTATGGGCCCTCTAAATTTTTAATCGCGTTATCTAGCATCGTTATAAATGAGGGCATCTTGTAAAGGTGTTCCTTTGCCCTGGCAAGCCTTTTTTCACCTGCTGGTTTATTGGGATCAGACAGCATCTCTAAGAACATAAAAAACCGCAGCGCCACATCAAGACTTACTTGGTCTTTTATCAAAGCGGCCTTTGTTTCGTCAGATACTCCTGGTTTTTCATCGAGTGCCTCAAAACTCTCTTTGATCTCTTCATCTACCTTTTGGTATTCTGCTAGAAGTTCAGTCTGAGCATCAGGAATGGCGGAAGTTGGTGCCGGAGTTTTCGCAGTTGGCGCAACTACGGTTGAAGCAAGTGGCTCTGCCCCCTCTAGCTCTGTTGAATCAGAAACCTGCTCTACGATTCCAGCTTTAACATCCCCTAGTCCAGATATGATGTCTCTGACCTTGGCACTGGCACGGCTGGCTCTGTTCACCAATTCTGCATTTTCCTTTTCAGAGCTACGTAGACGTGAAAGGATGCGCTCTATACCGAGTATCCTTTCCTGCATTGGCTTGATTAGGTCAATCTTGGCCAATTGGCTTGACGCATTAAGAGAAACCGTACTTACGCTGGCAAGCAAAGAGTCAAGGTCTACGCCAATCTTTCCTATTTGAGCAATCAGCTCAGGTCCAATCGCGTTTGCAGCAATTTTGTTGATTACGTTTATTTCGGCCATGAGAGAGCTCCAGTCAACGCGAACATCGCGTGAATCTGTCACTGGGTCTGACTGCCAGGTGAACTTAGCCGTCTTAACAAAAGGCAAGCGCTCACCTAGCGCCTCAATAATCTGAGCAGCTTGTACTTTTTTAGACATATTCACACCATTTTTGACGCGGCAAAGCGCAGGTCGGCAGCTTGTTTGCGGAATCCTTCCGCATCGGCACGAGCCGCAATAGCAGTAAGTTCAGCGGCAAGCACAGAAAGCTTGGCTCGCTTCTCAAGACCGAGTGACCGTAGCACTTCTTTCTGTCGATCCTGAGAGGTTAGGACTTTTACGCCCAAATCCTTCATGTCTACAGACTTGTGTGCGTCATCAAGAATAGAATCAACAACCAGTGCAGCCCTGCGATCCATCTCAGCATAGAGATCGATGTCAGCAGTCGGCTCAGTCGACTGAATCGCTACCTTTGACAGCAAAGAGGCCTGGCCCGTCATGCTACCGGCGATTTCGCCAACAATAAAATCAAGATCAACATTCTTGGCCATCTTATTCTCCCTTAAGGCTGCGGAGCTGCTCGACAGCAAGCTCAATCATATAGGCTTCATGAACATTATTAGCTTTGGAGGTCAGTCCGTCCAATTGGGCCGCCAATACTTCAATTTCAGCATCAGAAATGTCTGAATTCTCTGCCATCTTTTCGGTAGCCAGTAGTTCTGCTTTGTCTGACTCTGATCCGCCATCAGCGATGTCATCAGCAGAGATATGCCTGCCTTCTTCTTTGTCCATCTTTTTTAGAACGGAAGACTTGAGGGCGCCCTCTAGAGAAAGCAATCCCTGTGTGCTGGTGGCGGATGCCAGAATAAGTTCCTCTTGGGGTGTACTTGGATTTCTAGGTATCGCAACAGCAACAGTCTCCTTTTCATCTGAGCCAGCCAGATGAATGAGCAGCATATCATTTAGTTCGTCATATTCTGCGATTATGGTGCAATTCTCACCATGCCTGAGTGCTGACTCTTTTGCTTCTTTTAGGAAAGCTTCAACGCTCATGCACATCTTTTTTGCATGTGCCTTTGAGGCAGTGACTTCAAAATTGGCCCGGTAGGTCCAAATGTCATTGGCGCGAGCCTTTAGAATTTCGTCAAAGTTCATTGAAAGTTCGTCCATCTTGTTCCTCACAGCCAAATAAATTCTAGTGATTCGTTTACCCTAGTCGGGGGAACGCAAACCATTGCCACAGCTGGTTGGTTTTCCATTAATTGTTGCGTCGTCAATTTTCCATAAAGACTGACGTAAAGGCCTGCATTTAGCGGGTATGGCACTGCTGGCTCAAACTGATCGGTGGAGAAAATTGCTCCAGCTGGGTTTGCCCATACAGAAACCTTGCTGCTGCCCATTGTACTATCGTCACCTGGCCGATTTGGCACATAGTACGAGTACCGTACGTGAGTCACGAAACTATCTGGAGAAGTAGAGCCTGGATCTACGATTGCGTTCAGCAGTGTTCCCGCCAGCACTCTGACCGCTCCATTTACCGCGACAAGTTCAACTCCGCCCTTTGTGGAAACAAAAGAGTGCTGAAGTATGTTTGCGTTTTGCAGGAAGGCGATCTTATCAACCGAAAGTGCGAGACCATTGGGCGTACTAACTGTTTCTCCAACAGCGGGTACAACAACAACGGGCTCATCAATCGCTGGGGCGACATGGGCGACCGCCCTGGTGTCTTCAATAACACCAAATGGCGCGGTTCCATCGCTGACGCCAAGAACAATTTCATTCCCCACGAACTTCAGCTGCCCAATCATGCCTGCTATAAAAATAGCATTGGGATCAAGGGTACGTTGAGTCGGCAGGCTTCGGCCTGGATGGAGTATTCTTAGCATTTCAGCCTCCAATAACTTGGACGATTTCAGAGAGAACGCGATCAACATCTCCACTGAGCGGAGAACCCGAAAGGTCAAATTCTGCTGCTGTCTCAGCTAAACTGGTTGCAATATTTGAAAAATGTTCAGTCTGCGGAGCGGACTCCTGCACATACCGAAGCATGTCATTTGCAATGTCGTCATTGTATTCCATACTTATCCTCTTTCTTGTCGAATTTCCATATCCAAAAAGTCTCTAGGTATCCGTGAATTTCTTCTTCACTCAGTCCAAGCTTTTGAAGCTCGGCTATTTCGACCTGTACTTCAAGTTGTTCTACATCAATAAACATCAGGGGCTCCTCGATGATTTACTAGCAATTTCTACAGCAGAACAAACCTCCTTTGTATTACACCTCTGCAACACTCCAAATAAAACACTACTCTATCGCGAACTTATTGATTAGAAAAAGAAAAGGGCGCCGAAGCGCCCCCTCTTTTAGAATTTTCATTCTATTCAGCCGAACAGGGCCTTGCCGAGTTGGACTGGGTCGCGTACATTGACGGACTGTGAGGCAACCTTGACTTCGCCGGAGCTAGTCTCGTCAACCACACCCATCTGAGGCATGCCGGCCGTTTTCACGACAGGGCTCTTCAGCTGAGCAACAATCCGCTTCGTGGCTTCAAAGTTTGAGTCGCTGCTGCCGACCAGGGATTCAGCGAACTGATCCAAGGCCTGCCGACCAACACTGATGAAACCCTTACCCTGAGCTTCTAGAGCCAGGTTATAGGCGCGGCTGTAGCGGACACCAATCGTGTCTTCGCTGGCCTGCTTCTTAAAGTCTTCAGACATCTCTTTTGCAAAAGTGCTGTCAACTTTGCCGTAGTATTCGCGGAAATACTTGACGGCTTCGGCATCTACTGCGGCGACAGCGGCGAGACCATCGAGGTCAGAGTCGCGCAGCTTGCCCTGGCGAACTGCAGTGGCAATACCAGCAGCAGCAACCTTGACAGCAGCAAGAGCCTTCTCTTGGGTGTCGATGTTGTCGTGAACAACGTTCAGCTTGTCGCTGACAGCGGTGCCAACGTCAACAGTACGGTTCTCGCCTTTGTGGGCGCTCTCAAGCAGAGTATTCTTGCTGATTAGTGAGTCAGCAGAAGCAGCGCGCTGAATCATCTTCTTGCGCATTTCGGCGCGAGCAGCCAGGGCGGCATCGGCGGCGTCAGCAACGGGGGCAGCAGGAGCGGCTCCGTCCTTAGCGTCGTCTTCCTTCTCTGAGTGCTCAAGCTCCTCAAGTTCCTGGCGGAGGGCTTCCAGAGCCTCTTGAAGTTCGGCCTCGTCTTCGGCAAGGTCTTCAACCTTTTCCTCGATTTCGCCAAGCTCTTCGCTAATCTCTTCGTGAACACCCTTCTCGTGCCCATCGATTGCGCCTTCAACTTCGTCGCGAACTTCCTTAAGATCGCCGTCATCAAGCATCATGTCGCCACAATCATCCTCTTTAGCCTCTTCGTATTCAGCAATGCGCTCCATCGCTTCAATCTGAGCGAGGCGGGCGTCACGGACAGCAGCGCGAGCGGCTAGACGAACGTCTGAGTCGGTCAGATCAGCTTCCTCAGAGAGGTAGCGGAGTTCGCTGGCAATGGCAAGTAGTGAAGCCTGAGCCTCGAACATACCACGATCAAGCGAAGCGGTGGCCTGCATATCGACATCGACATTGTCGACGCCCTCTTCGTCGCCCATTACGGCGCTGCGAAGATCAGCAACAACTTCCTCGACCTTTTCAAGAGCGCTCATTACGCGATCCTTAAGGGCCGCATCAGAAGTGGGGACTGCATCGGTCATTGGCATTGGAGCAGCCTTGTCAGCCTCAGGAGCGAGCTCCTCGGGCATCTCAGGACCAAGCTCAGGAGCGGCGACGGGCGCGGCCTTATCGAGCTCTTCAGCAATCTTGCCGAGATTGCCGGCTTTGGCTTCGGCAAGTAGCTTGCGACCATATTCGCGGGTCTGGAACAGTTCGCCCCAGGTCTTGCCAGGAACATCGCTGTCCTCACCAAGATACTTGTTGTAGGCGCGACCAGCCGTCACAGTGAAGACGGGCTTGCCATCAGCAAGAAGAGTCCACTTTGAATTGGCGACTTGAGCGGACTTGGTTAGCACGGCACTCAGGCGAGCCCGGTGCAGCATTTCCTTTAGCTTCTGGTCAGGATTTTCAGCCTTGGTATCAAGCTCGTCGCCAACCATGTGCTTATCCTGCATGCGCAGCTTCTCTTGGTCTCCCATGAGAGGATATTCATGGGGCTCTTCAGTCCCGAGTAGATAGGCCTTCTTCTTTGGCTTGGAGTCCTTCATATCTTTTTCATCCTTTTTGCCCTTAGACTTCGAGTCCTTCATCTTCTTGAGGAAGTCCTCTTTCTCTTTCGCCTTCTTGTCTTTGGGTGAAAGGCCCTTCATCAGGGTCTTCTTCTTGGCTGCTTCACGCAGGATGTTTAGTTGGTCGATCATGGCGGCCTTGGCCTCCTTTAGGTCTTCCTCGGCTTCGGCTTTGCCATCATCGGCGGCCATCGGCCCCTTCAACTTGTTGCCGTCAACCTTGACGACCTTGCCGACACTGTCTACAACCGCGACAGTCTTACCGGCGCTATCCTTTAGAGCGGAACCATCGGCAGCTAATGACTGCAGGGCGGCTGCACGCTTGGCGCGACGCTCACTCAATTCGGCACGGTGAAGCATTTCCTTCACCTTCTGGTCGGGATTGTCGACCTTTGTATCAAGCTCGTCGCCAACCATATGCTTATCTTGCATACGTAGCTTTTCTTGATCTCCCATCTGGGGGTATTCCTTTGGCTCTTCAGTTCCAAGGAGGTAGGCTTTGCGACGCATTGCACTGCGCTTACTAATTTCACCAAACGACATACAATCTCCTGTGTCCGCTCCCACCAAAGTTTTCGGGAGACTTGAATTCAAATTATTCCAATTGTTTTTGATAGAAGCGAGCCTGTTTGAGAGACTCTCGACATCTTTTTCTAGCTTTAAGAGAACTTTTTCATCATTTATAGGCATGATGCTAGCCATCATCTGCAAACCAGGCATGCGCTCGCTGAAAGGCGTTGGCGATTCCAGATGGAGGTCTTCAGAATTTGACTGAGGGGCAATAGATGTATTGAGGGTGCTCATGCTGGAATCAGGCGTACCATCACTAGTAGTTGCTGAAACAGGGCTGACGCCAGAGATGCGGCGATCAAATTCTTCTTGTAGTATATTCACTACTTCTTTTTCTGCGCCATGATAGCGCAATGCGTTAACAGTTTCCCTCAGGTCATTCTTATCAAGAATAGAAAGTGCATCATTTCTTTCTTTGATGGATGCAGAGATCTCGCCGATTAGTTTTGTTCGGCCTTCCATACGATCACTATTGTCGTAGATAGAAAGATCTTTGACTTTATCAAGAATCTGTGCCGCAACTTCACTGGCTGGCTCTGTTTTCTCAATCGTAGAGGTGATGTCATCTTCAATGGCGGCAAGCGCCTCAAGAGGAGCACCCTTGATCTTCTTGAGCGCAGAGACCTGAGACTGATAGGTGTTGAGGCTAGCAACAATCTTGCGAATCTTGGCAAGAGGATCTGCGCCGGTGACAACAATGCTTAATTCGATTGGATTGAGATCCAGGTTGATCTCTCCGTAGTGCGTCCGGGACCGAACGTGATTGCAGAACTCATTCGCAGCAGTCGCGACATTTTGGCATTCTGCACAGACAGACCGACCTACGCCAGTTCCCATGCTTACGTTGGTGGCGTATCCGGCCTCAACCTTACGGGCAAGCTCAGGATAGTTCTTCCGATCCAGAGCAAATAGCGCATGAACGCGCTTAAACTTTGGATCATAATAGGTGTCAACAATCACGCCACGAATGCCGTCAATCGTATTTGATACGTGATCTTTGCAAAGCGGCTTGCCAATCCACTCTTTGTGAGCCGACACAAGTTCAGACTCAGGAAATATATCTAAGTTTCCATTCCGATATGGCTTGATGCCATCTGGAGAAACCCACCGAACTGTTTCGCGACCACTTGCATTCTTGTATTGTTCGAACCATCCTTTTACTGGCTCACCAACACGGGTAAGCACGGGTTCTCCCGTCTCTTGATTTATCAAAGCGGATTCCGCAGCATGCATCATGATGCATGAGGCATAAAGAAAATCATCTACCTTTTCAGATAGCTCTTTGCTACTGGCGGTTTTGCGTTGCTCCTCTCGGAGCGCAGCAGTCACAGAAACGAACCTAGCCTGGATTCCAGGCTGTTCAGTTATTGCTGATGGCTGCAGGTGGCCGAAGGAAATTCCTTCAACATTTGCATGCTTCGTAATCATTCTGAGTCCTCATCGGAAGCTTGCTCTTCGCTCTCTTCGGCCTTTGCCTCTTTGGCTTTTTCTTTATCTGCTGGCTTAAGCCAAGCAGGAATGTTTTTGGCCTCAACTATCTCAGCGGGGCCTGGCGTACCATACTTGATTATCATAATTCACCAATTCTTACAAGAGGAAGCGTTTTACTTGAAAGTTTAATCTTTCCTAGGATGTTTTTGTCTATATGAGCAATCCATTCTTCTTGAACAGCACTCAATACCTTTTCCATTGTTTTATTGATTTGATCGTACATCTCTTTACCGTTTTCAATGAAGTCATCGGCAGTGTAGTCTGACAATAGGCCCATAAGCTCAATGAAATCGAGTCTGGACTCTGAGAAATGCGCAATAATCACATCTCTGATGCTGTCGGTCTTCGATTCCTTAAACAGTTCTCTATTTGCAACGACAACAAGTGAGAGTGCCTTTACGCAGTTGTTGAATTTTTCTCGAAGTTTAAACTTATAGCGGACAACAAGACTCCCGATTGAAGCAAGTTGCTTGCTGTCGGTTATCGCATCAAGAGACTTGAAGAAAGCCTCAAAGAATTCCTGAAATTCGATAATGTACTTGGCCAAATCATCAAGTTTCTCTCGCAAATGCGTGGCCCGAGTCTTTTCAGCCTCGGAAACCTCTACTGCAAATTGTGCGGATGATTTCTTAAGTTCCATGTGAGTAAACGCTGTGAAATTAGTAAGAAAAGGAAACGGGCAAGCTAGTCGACCCCATGGCTCCCGACTGCCAACCTGGATCTCTACTCATTTGTGTATGTTGATCCTCAGAAAGGACGGCGCGGGCCATTTGACTAGCTTGGTCTGGACTCATTTTCATAAGAGTCTCCATGCCAATTCCACCATCAATATAGTCCTTTAGAAATTCACTTGATCGATCATCTAGTGCCAATTGACCAACGAACAAATCAAAAAAATGATCTTCCATCCAGCCCCGCTGGGCTCTAAGGTCATCGTCTCTGCCTGCTGTCTTAGCTGGAGATCGGATTTTGAACGCACCTTTTACTGCGACAATCGCTATGATTGAACCTTTTCTGATTGCAGTTATTCGGTTTTGCTTATCGCCTCGAATTTCTCCAGTTGCAGAACTCTCTTTTGCCTTGAACTGCTTGACAACAGGCAACTCTGCAAACTTCGCAGCAATGACTGGATTGAGAAAGCTATTTGGAACATGAGCCCATTCTGGATTTGTCTTGCGAAAGATTATTCTTGCGACAGTCGTTACATAAACTCTGGCGCCGTCAGCGCCTACACCAGAGTCTTCGGGCTTAGCGGTCACAACTAGTGAAGCCTGCTTTGAGAATTCTTTAATGAAGTCAGGTGTCGATTTTGTTTTATTTTGAAGATCTGTCACGAAACGTCCTTCTGCTGCGACGGCGGGAGCTTCTCCGTTTTGCATTTTGTCTTTTATATGAGCCATTTCATGAACGAGTGTACTTCCGATCTGAAATACCTGCTGAAAGTGGTCCGAAGAGAACTCCGATTTGATTCGGTCCCCAGATACGTAAATCTTGTCGGTCCTATCTGCAAAAACACGGCCATAGTGATGACCCATATTGTGCTCTACAATTATCTCGTTTATTCCAGAGAAAAACCCGGAGCCATACACTTTTTCAACAAGCTTGACTCCGTCTTCGATTATTTGTTCATAGGGCTCGACTCTTATCGAGGAAGCATTTTTCATTTGCGTAAAAACGTGCATTATCAGAGGCCAATCTTTTTTCTTTGGCTTCTTTCCCTTTAGGACGGTTTTCTTGGCTTTGCGCCAGAGGATCTCTTCTTCTTTTGTTAGCTTTCCAGGCATCACTTGTCCCTCACAAGAGACTTGGTATTGACAGCGGTCTGAATTTCAAAGTCAGCAGCTCGGTGCTTTACTTTGTTTATTCGGTGCTCAAGATGCAAATGTACCCCAGTTGATTTGCCAGTTGTTCCAACCACTCCAACGACTTGTCCTTTTTGCACGCTCTCCCCTACTTTTACTGCGAGCGATGCAAGATGACCGTAATAAATGTCGTGCGCATTACCAGCTGCGTCAGTATATGAAAGAACTACCAGATTTCCATATCCGCCTTGCGTTCCAGCAAAACTAATTGTTCCATTTTCTATCGCATGCGCAGTTGCTCCAGCAGGGAGCCCTGCTATATCTACTCCGCCGTGTCCTGCGTGCTGCTTTCCAGTGACTGGGTCAGTTCTCAATCCCATGTCAGATGTGATTACGGCTTTATCGTGAGGGTCTCCGCTCATTTGAGCTGCACCTGCGCCTGCCTGACCCGGAGTCTGGCTTGTAGTCTGACTCTGCGATGGGCCAGGGGTCCCTTGCTCATATAGCTCGGTCGGAGTTCGTTTGCTTAACAAAATTCCGAGTATGTCTTTCTTGAAATCATCAAATGCACTCATGCGGTTCCCATTTTTTGTGCTTTCGCCAATAAACTAATCCGGCGTGCGTCAAGATTGTAGACTTCCTGATCGGAAGGTAATAAGTATCTTACTTCAAGCAATTGTTTTAATATGAGGGCCGCTGATGGCAAGGTTCTTTTGTCATTTTGATTCAAAAGGAAGTCACATTGATTTAGCCCTGCCGTCAAAACCTGTTTTAGTCTCTTAATTTCTTTCGCCTTGGCAGCCTTTTCAGACTGGACCTTGTTGACTCCAGCATCTATCTGTGCAGATAGTTCTTTTACTTTTGAAAACTTCATGAAAAGGAGCCCGTCTAGGTTCTTTTCTCGAATACAAAAAGAAACATGCGCCTGCATCTTTTTGAGTGCGGCGCTATCTCCTTTCTTTGCAAGTGCTAGGTCAGTTTTGAATGACATCAATCACACTGGTGGTAACGGTGGCTCTGCGCCTCCTGGCATTGGTCCCATGTCGGCTGGGCCAGACATACCTGGCATACCGCCTCCATCATCAGGAGCGGCTGAGACGCCTGGACCAACAGGCAGTTCTCCCTCTTTCTCGATAATTGGAGCCTCAGGATCCAGCGTTCGTAGCTCTGACAAACTCATGGCCTGAATTTGCTCCATCTCTTTTTTGAGAATTGCAAGTTGAATTGCCTCTCGACGCTGATTTGCCATTTCATCTTTGAAATCTAAGCCGAGGCTTCTGTACAATGTCGTGAAAGAAACGCCCTTGGGATCTGTCCCGCCAGTCTGACCAATCAACTCTTTAAGGTGACCAATATATGCGTCAACATCATAGAGCGTCATTTGATTCCACTCGATATCGGGAAGCACTAGGTGCTTTTCTCCGTCAATCGTCTCATAGAATTCATTTGCCTCTGCCATTGGCGCAAAGATTTTGTCAATTAGCCAGTTGGAGATCTTTGTCCGAAAATTCTCATAGCGCTGTTTGATTACGTCAAGTGCCACTGAAGCTTGGGCGTACGAACCACCATCCTGCGTTATGATCGAACGTGGAACCATTAATCCAATAAACAGATTGTCTAGAATGAAATTCATGTCGCCAGAGATGTCCATAACGGAACCACCGGATCCAATTTTTTCTACCGCAACATCGGGGTGCGTAAAGATTTTGAAGTCCTTATCGAACTGCGCCTGTTCCCATACGTCACGCATTCCATTCAGCTCTTCTTGGCGTGGGTAGTGTCCTTCTGCATTTGAGGCACCAACCTTGATAAGAGTTACTGGATTCACCATTGCATCAGCTTGAATGAACTTGTTTTCGCGGAACAGGTCGTAAAGAACTAAGTCTTTCCAGACTGAAACAATAATTGAAGAGCCATGCGTGTTGTAGGCGGTGCTTTCATTCTTTAGATGTGATACATTGAAGTTGTCAAGTGGGATGTATTCGTTTCGCGCAATGGCGTCAGCCAGAACTGGATCTAGTCGGCTACGATACTCGGCATGAGCGGGATCATTTGAAATAACAATTGAGCGCAGCTTTTCATCTGGGCGGACTGCGATTCTTGTCACACCAGGGTCGGCAGTTCGCTGAACTGCAATATAGTCTGGATTGTGGCAGTAGATTTTTACCCACATATTTCTAGCGGAGTCGTACTCTGCATATGGAAACGCTTCGCCAATCATCCAGTACTCTAGGGCGATCTGCTGGCAGACATTGAATAGATCAACCTGTTTAGCCATCTCTAGATACTTACGCTCAATCCGCTTGTCTTGGCACTTAATGCGAAGTTTGCTTATTGGATAGGTCGCATGTAGATTTGTAGCATTTCTAACAACTGGATTTGTTTCGTAAAATGCGCGGTTCCACGCATTGGCGGTTGGCCTATCTCTGGGTAGCTGAAGGTTTGCCGTTAAAAATAGCGGAGAATAGATATTTGGACCCATGTGGGTCGTGTTGCTACTTCCGCCACCAATCGCAAGCTGTGAACCAAGACCTGCAGCAGCGGCTTGCTTCAATAGGCTGTTTTGACCACTTGACGCGACAACCGACATGTCTCGGTTTCCGCTCTTGGAGAATCCACCCTCCTGCATTTCCCTCAGGCTGCTTTCAATTTCTCTCCTACGCTCCAATGGAACACTTGACAGCGCAGCTTCGCTCAGCCGCTGGCCTCTCGTTACTTCTGGAACTGATATCCCGCCATAGTTTGGTGGGCGATATGGGGCGGTCCGACCGTCTGGCCGGGACGCCAGAGGTGTGGGTCTCCCACTGGGTTCTCCAGGCTGCTCCCAATTTGCAGAACTCCACTTGTTGTGATTATCCATTTAGTGCATCCTTGGAATGTGGCCTAGTACGGGAACTAGCCCGCCAGCTTTTTCGTTTTTATTTACACCTGAGCCTGGGCCATTTTCGCTAAACTTACGAGTCACCATGAACTTGTAGGCTGTATAAGCGTACATCAGGGCCATGAGTCCGTCGTTTTGAACTGTGCCCTTCTTGTAGGTTGGCAAAGCAATTCCGTCTTTAACCTTGATGTGAGTCTCCATTGAAGTGATGTGGTCAACCAACCAGCTCAGTAGCTCAAGTGCGTCGTCTTTGGCAGGAATTTTTATCATTCCTCGCTTCATTAGCCCAAATAGCTCTTCAAGTGCGCGGTCTTTGTTTATGCCAACCATGATTTCTTTTTCATCATAGCTGAATACCTTTTTCGAGTTGCTTAAGTTTGTGCAGCCCAAGAACTTGTCGCCATATCCTTCATTGCTTTGCACAAGCCTGACAAAGTCATTGGCGTAATAAAAGTCGGCGGCGGCCTGTTCAATGTGAAAGTCCGCCATTAGCTTTCTGACTACATTCATCTTATAGTCAGGAGAGTTGTCTCGTAGCTTAACGGCATTCTCAATCGTTAGGACACCGGTGTGGTCAACCGAAAGGATTACAGCGCAGGTGTACGACTTGCCTCTCTTGGACTCCATGTCTGCGTCTGTCTCAACCTTCTCGCCCCAGTCCATCCCGAGGAAGTAATAGCGTCCCTGTGGGCTTACGATGCTTTTGGCAACCCCTCTCTCAAGATCAAGGCAATTCGCATGGACTTCTTCAAGCGTAATCGGGACAGATGCCGCAGAGTAAAACTGGCCTTTTGTTTCGTTTCGCCAAGCTCGCTCAGAAGCATTTTTATTGTGTTGTGGCCAATAATCCAAAACGTTCTCTTTTGTGAAGAGAGGTGATAGCATCATGTTAAAATGGTAGCCAATGTGCTTTGGCACAGTTCCATCTGGGCGATATGGGCGAGTCGCGATCCAGCGGCCTGCGTCCATCGCATCAAGCTTGTTTTGAATGCGGCTACACATTGGGCATTTAACTTGCTGCTCTTTTACCCAAATGTCATTCCAATCATCGTTCTCAAGATTATAGAGGAAGAAGTAGTGCTCGCAGTTCTTGCACTTAAGTTGGTAGAACCTTTGATCGCTGTCCTCCCAAAGATTCCAAAAATAACTGCCTGCATGCTTAGGAGTTCCAAAGAATACCTGAACTCCCTTTGTCTTTGCTCCGTATGGCGTTGCAGTGAGAACCTTCAGGGAGTTCTCGATGGCGGTACGAGTCATATCTTGGCAATTCGAGGTGGTCAGTCCACCTACATTGCTGGAGCGCTTTCCATTTGTAATGATGAAATTGTGATTATCTTCAACCTCTATATCATATACCTCTTCTTGGACTTTCTTGTGGTCTATTTCTTTAACAAGAGCAACGTCGTATCCCAGAAATTGATTATCCCATTCATACTTGAACTCAGTGAGCCTAAATTCTCGGCTAAGCTTATATCTCATTGTGGCATGAACGTATGGAGATATTATCTCACTAAGTTTTCTGTACCCATCGGCAGATATATATATTGTGAAGTGATGCTTTTGATGTTGCTTGTGAAAATAGTTTTTGAGCTTGGCAGATATACCGAGCTTTCCAAGAGCGCTGACTAGTCGTAAGTTGGAGTCTTCATCAAATGAGCAGGTGGAAATACATGCGCCTGAGCCATTGTTATACGCAGAGCCGTCATCCATGAACCATACCGCAAGCGCACGGGCATCCATATTGTCAATTATGGATTGCGGCACATACGTCTTTGTCTTTGGAAATACAAATGGTAAGCTTAGGTTCGCACTGGCAAAGCGGCAGGCAGGTTTTTGACTGAATCCATTGTTTTCAAAACACGTCAGCTTAGCACCTACCATTTGAGCCTTCCACTCATTGTAATCTTTTTGGGCAAGCCCATGCACAGCCCTTAGTACAAACATTCCAATTCTTTGCTTGTGGATGTTTCCATCGCCTAAGAAAGACCCTATAATTAGCTGAGTTTGATCGCTATTGGGCACCTTGGCATTTGTCCTTCTGCCGGTAGCTGCAATGATTGCGTCACCAACAAGTATGTCTTTGGCCTCTTTCCACCCATTGGTCGTAAGCATCTTGTGATCAGGAGTGCATTTTACTTTTGTGTCAGTAGTGACTATTCTAATGCAGTCTTTCTTTCCGCGGTGCCAAGCATTTAATATCTTCTTATATTCAAATTTTTTTGTTGTTTCGTTGAAGCTTTTTGCATTAGGGAGTTTTGACTCAGATCTGAACAACTCATACAAATTGCCTATCTTTATGTCGCCTTCATCAGTCGCCACCTTGGTACCAAAAAAATGGCACTCATCTAGTAGCAGTACATCTTGCGTGCTACCGCGAATTCGATCTCCAGATTTTCCAATTGAGTCAACACGAATCTTATTCATTCCCATGAAATTCTTTTGCGTCTGAGAGTCCTCAAGGGCTGATCCCTTGATAGCTGCTTCTTTCAGTGAACGCTTTGTGATATGATTGTCATTGGCGCCAGACATTAGGCTTGAAAGAATGTCTTTTGCATACACACCGCACCTCTTTAGGTCCGGGAACACATGCATCACTCTTATAGCTGGCTTACGACTCTCTGTGCCATAGAGGCCAGACGACGCCATATGCAAGCTGAGTACGCCCGCCATGATGGTCGCGCCTACCTGGCGGCCCTTTAGCAGTATGATTGGTCTAGCATTTGGATTTTCAATCTGGGCAGATATAATGCGATACATCTCACCCATGTACTTCCAGCCAGAACCCGAAAGGTCAAATGGCTTTCCGTCAATCGTGAGATAGTTTTCTGCAAAGCTAACACAGTCAAGATTTGATACGTCGCGCTTTAGCTCTTTAAATATCTCTCTTGATGAGAGAGGTTTTGCTTTCCTGTCTATCGCCATACTTCCTCATCTTCACATCTTTAGCTTTTCCGCACTATTCTCAAAAGTCGCCCCATCTTCAGTTGGGTCGATCTTTATGGTATTTGGCGTTGGCGCCGGAGTCAGTGGAGCGGTCCGAAATTTCTGCTGGTACTTCTCAATGAATTCGCGCAGCTCGGCTTTGTGATTGTTGATCAGCCCTTCATACTGACTGAACTTGCTCCTTGCGTCAGCTAGCGCCACATCTACCTGAATACCTGCTCTGCGCATATCAAGCAACTGCATTAAATAGCCCTTGACTGCAATCAACGCATCTTCATCTTCGGCGGGCTCTACCTCTGCGGCAAGAACTAACCGGAATGACTTTGAAGCTGACTTGTCAAGAGACGCCTTTTTAGAAAAATCAATTGTGGCGTGCAAGCCTACGCGCCGACGCAGGTCCTGCACCTTTGCATCAACGCTCTTAAAGGTCTCTACGCCATCGGACTCAGCTTTAAGCTCAGCCCGTACATAACCACTATATAGTTCGTCCCAAATACTCATCGTAAACCTCAGGCAGGATAAACTTTCATTCCGATGGGCATGTTTTCCATCGTTAGGTCGTCACCAATAGTGGAGAAGTCCCGATCAATCAATAGGCCTTTCTCGCGCAGCAAAGAGTGAACCGCTAGGTGATCTCTTGGAGAAAAAGCATACTTCTTCGCCATTTGCTGGTAGGCATCCTCAATGTTGCGTCCATAAGTGACGTGAGCACGGATGATGATATTGGTTACTTCGTGTAGAAAAGGGTCTGCCATCAGTACAATCTTAGCAGAGCTAGCCTCTTTGGTAAGGGCGCCACGCTCCCATTCCATATAGGCTTGGACGGATTCATCACTTGGCTCAATGACATTCAGCTTCAGGAGGACTTCTTCGTCCTCTAGTTCTGCACGCACATAGTGCTCAGAATCACCCAGCGCATTAATACGTGAGTAGATATTTCCGCCAATCTTAACAGAGGCTTCCTTCCGACGGCGCTTTTTGCCATTGATCTTCTCAAGGGCGCTTTCGCACTTGGAGATATCGACCAAAATCGCATCGCGAATGTCCTCGGCTTCTGCATCATCGACAGCATTTGTCTCATCAGACTGAATGGCTCGGCTAATTTCTTTGTCAAGCTTGCGGAGATAGGCGATTGCACGCTCCCAACCAACAGAGGTCGTACCGCTGTGCTTTGGAATAGCTTTTACGCGAGCCTTTATATAGGGGATGAATTTAGAGTGATCGGAATCATTTTCCCAATCAGACTCACGCTCTTCATTCTCCTCCTCTTCGTCTTCGACAATCAAAGAGTCGACGCCTGGCAGTTTTGCCTGGGGCTCGTCATCCTCAAAAGTAAGAAAATCAAAATCATCGCTCATTGCTTCTCCTCAGTAATCTTTTGAATAAGATTTTCAATTTGACGCTCTAATGCATCGTTTTCCGTAGATTCTAGCGATGCGTAACCATTTAGGCGCTCTGGACCAGTAATATTCGCCAGTTGATCCCAGTATTCTCCAAAAGGATAGCTTTGGTAGACCGAAAGTCCTGCGTATCCAACATATGGAGGGGTTGCTGGGATTGAGTTGATAGACACGCTGCCGACTCCCTCTGCAGAGTCACCCCAGTCACAGTTAACAACAGAATTGCTATCGGAAATCTGGTCTGCAAATTTACATTTACCTTTTCCGTGCAACATGTATACTGCAATATTGTGCTCAGTTTGAAATTCAGCCTGATCTGGCGCGACTTTTTCAAGAGGAACCATCTTATCAACAGAATCGCCTGCGTTCTTGCAGGCCTTTGTGATTCCAAGGCCGTATGGGCATTGATGTATTCCTGACTCTGTTCGTATTACTGCCAGCTTTTTCATATTTTTCACGAGCACTCGACTTGACCTATGTACTGCAGGAAGTCTCTTACCGCTTGGCTGCTGCCTGCGCCCTTCCAGTACTTTTTATTCCGCTCACTTCCACAGTATGAGTCAATCGGACCAAAGCTACCTGTCGCGCCATCTTTGGCATATGAGTCGTAGACCTTTCGCTTAAGTTTTCTCTTTGCTTTTTTGCGATACGCGTCAAGTTGGCCAAGTATTCCTTCTCCAGACCCATAGTCAGCATTTTGCTTGAAGAAGGGAGGAAGTCTGGCATCATCACCGGTCAGCGGATGCTCTTCGCTCCATTCCATGACTGCTTTGACGATAGGAACCGCTCCATCACCATGCTTATGATGCAAAGCAAGGCATTCGTTGATTATCTTACTTTTCCATCTCTTCAGTTCTTTAGACATGATGCAACATCCTGCGGCGGCGTAACTCTTCAACTAGCAGCTTTGTCTGAGGGACAACGCTGAGCAGGCCTCTGTCAGCAAGCCAAACAACAATCTCTGGGTCGGCTCTTATAGCCGCATTTATTATCTTCTCACCCTGATATCCATGGAGCTCAGACACCTTGTGAAGATTTTCAACAATCCCCTCTTCTGTATCCTCTGTTGGAGTCCATCCATTTGCTATGAGCTTTACTCCTCTAATAGCGTTGGCAGGATTCTTGAAAGTGGTCTCTGGATCAAATGCACAACGAAGTATTCCCTTTTGCAAATCTTCATATCCACCACATGGATCAAGAAACTTTCCATTTGAGCATGCGATAAGCATAGCGTTGATCGTATAGTCTCGGCTGAAGAGTTCATCTAGAAATGGAGAGTTGCCTTTTGTATAGATGGTGTGAGGGGAGAAATCCAGATCTAGCCCGCTGTACCGGAGTTTTTTGGCACCGCTGCGGTACACTCTTAATGGTATATGCTTTTCTCTTGCAAAATTATCTGCAAGTCCAAGCGCATCAATTTCCCCGCAAGTGATATCATAATCGCTGGGTGATTTATCAAGAAGTAGGTCTCTGACTGCGCCTCCCACCAAATAGGGAGAGGGCAGATCGTGTTGATCCGCCACTTCATCGATCTCCTTCAGGACTTGCGCGACAGACTTCACTCAGCGCTCCTGGCGACCAGGAGTGGGCGCTGAACGAACCGTGGTCGATTCTGCTGGCCGAGCGGTGGGTGGCTCAAGCGCCCGCACTAGCGGCAGGTCTGCGGGGCTCACAATCGTTCTCACTTTTTCAGGCATCACTTTCGGGCCAGTTTTCTGCTGCAGCTCACCACGCAGTCGGCTTGCGACGTCTTCAATTTTGTTCGCTGCGCCGTTAAATGCTTCCATTAGTTTTGCAGTGGCATCGCCGACTTCACCCATGTGGCCGTAGCCAAGATTAAACAAATCGATATCTCTGGCGGCCAGATCTCTAATAAGAGCTCTCTGCCGTAGATGCGCCGCGGTTTCAGTAAGACTATCTATGACCTGAAGCAATAGATCTGAAGATGCGGCTGCGGCCGTCTTGGTAAACTTATCATCTGATTCAGCTAATGCGCGACAAATCATCGCACCCTCAAACCAATCATTCTGCTCTGCAATAAATGCAGTTTTTTCAATCACATCTGTGAGGGTTGCAACCTTTAGTCTGCGAATATTCTTGCGAAGGCTATTGAGTACATCCTCAATTGAGCCTACCTGCTCTTCGTTGAGCAGATGCCTATGCTTTTCAAGAAGTTTGTCAATTGCAAAAGTACGACCAATCATCTTGTCTCGCATAACACGAAACTCTTCTGCGCTTCTGACGTCAGGAATCGCTTGAGCCGAATGAGTCTGTGCATCCTGCTCAGTAGGTTCTTTGCGCCGCATGAATTCATAAACAAATGAGCCATCTGCGTCGTAGGCAACTTTTATCATTTTATCCTCAAAAGATGCGACCGCTAGGTGCTTCCACTCTCCACCCTTTGTCAATCCATACCAAGACAGGAAATCTAGCTGTGTTTCGAGCGGGACGTTATTCAGCACCCTGCGTAGTGCGTCCGACTCTTTTAGGCCGGAAGATACGAAGTCTGCGGCTCGCAACCCCAGGGACAGAAAAATTCCCTCTTTGTTATCACTACCTGTAGTAGGACGTCTATTGGGATAGTTAGGGTAAGCTACCTTTACTCTTCCTACTTGTCTTACTATACAGTTTAGCAGTTCTTCTACGGTAGTAGCACTGTCAGCACAGATAGATGCTACCATCTTGGCTCTCTCTTCCTCTGAGAAGCGGAATCCAGCCGCCTCGGTAAAGTCATAGACTGCTCTTTCTGTATAGAGCTTTCCAACACTATTTTCAGTGTCAAGGTTTAGTCTATTGCGTAGACGCTCCCAGTGAGGGCGCATTGTTTCGTCAAGTTTAGTTTCGTCAAACATTGATTGTTGCCCCAAGTGGAATTATACCGGTTTGCTCGATATACTCAAGTTCTTTCATCTTCATGTTTAATCTTTCCATAAATTCAATAGAAAGATTTGGATCGATGCCGTCGAGTGTTTCGCGGACTGCATCTCGGATTACTCCAGCATGGTCTTTGACGATATTTATGTTGACACTAACTGCAGATGAAGTTGCGGCAGCCGCTGCAGCATTTGCTCGCTCGCTTGTGTCGTGTTGAGAAAGAATTGCAAGCAACATTTTCATTTGCTCAAGCATCACTTTTTCATTTCGCTCGTCCATCTTCTCTCCCTCGGAGAGTTTGTCAAAATAAAACTGCATACGATCTTTGACAAGAGACATAAGCTGAATGAGCTCTCTCTTCACGTTAAGCTCTTCTTCACCAAGCTTCGTGATTGCGTTACGGTAAGCGGAATTCTTAAGCAATTCAGTTTTGATGTCTGAATTTTTCTTCGCCCACTGTGGAATGGTTGCCTCTTCTAGAGACAGTCTGCTTAACTTGCCACTAGGCATAAACTGATTTTTGAAATCGTAAATGACCCGCATACCAATTCGATTGTGCTGATTGTGCCCACCAGGATACTTGTCGGTCAATGTATCAGAAATCCAATTAGGAGTCTTTCCCTCGGAAAGCCACTCGATAATCAGATCTCGATCTATGTGTTTAAGAACTTTGTTCTTGACAGTTGCTTTTGGGGTGGTGCTTGGTTTTGCCATATTTCACAATCAGAAAGGGGCCATCTTACTGGCCCCACTCTTTTATTTCCATTCGATCTGTTGCCTGATGGGTTGCATTTTTTCGTTTGCCTTCGGTGTCTGTGCTGACACGGAGCCACCTTTGTATTCGGTTCCATCATCAAGTACAAAACCGCGATTGAAATCGTAAGTCTTTCCAGTGACCGAGTCTTTAAACACTCCATCACTTACACGCTCAAGTGAAACGCCCGGTAGATCGGGAGAATGTCTTGAACTTAGAGCCTCTCCAAGAGGACCAAGCCCTTCTCGCCATGGCTTGGTTTCTACTTTGGCCCGCTCGGGCTTTGACCAAAAGTTATCAGGATTTGCGGCAATCTTCAACAGAAGGGAGTCGAGCTTCGCTGCGGCGACACGATTGGTTGAATCGAACTGTTCGGCAAAGCCCGCAATCAGGCCAGCCACACGATAAAGATCGTCGGAGTCGTATGCTGCAAAGTCAACGGCAGCGGCCGCCAGGGCCGATTCGCCACTTCCATCAGTATCTAACTCTTTGATTTCGTTTTCAAAAGATGCAATTTTCAGCATTTTATTCCCTCAGTCTAGTAGACCGAATGCGGCTGCATTCACCTTGTTAGAAGTATATCGTGCGATCTCGTCGCCCTCATTGGCGAGTTGATCTGCGTAGTCGTCAAAACTCTTAGGATCAGAGGCCTCTTGCGACCGAGTCATAAGATCTGCCATGTCCTGGAAAGCTCGGCGATACATGTCTTCACCGTGATTTTCAAGAATTACCGCCATTGCCTCTTCGGCACCAGCGAGATCAGAATTCTGCGCAGATCTAACAACAATTCGATAAAGGTCGCCATAGCCCAAGGTTGATATCGAGCTCGACATAGCCCGAAGGTCGCTTTCTCCTGACCGAGCAAGCGCCTGCAGCTCTTTTTCATCAAAAGAAACAATTCGGCTTCCAACCTGCATAATTTCGGGAATCAAAGCACCGCGCGCGCCAAATTCAATTGGAAAGATAACAGACTGCTTGCCCACAGAAGTCTTGATGTTTGTAGCAAGACGAAGCCCGCCATCAAATTCGCTCTCAACAACAATATTATCATGAGTGACTCGTGCGAACTTAAGTTGCACGGTCAGCATCTCACGAGCAGAGGCAAGAGCATCTTTTCCACAGTGAAGAGTCGCTTCTTTAAAAATTCGCTCAAAGTATTCGCCACCTGCAGCAGCAGCTTCGGCCCTAAGGGG